GCATTCAGTTTGTTAGCCATCCAACGAATCGACAGCTGCCCACTAGTGGTAATACCTTCAGCCATACGGATATCAAAGTAACGGAAGTATTGATTACCCATCGCACCGTAAGCAGAGTTTAGGGCAATCTTCATTGCCATCTGCAGGTTGTTCAATCGGCTTATCTCTTTCAGCAGGTGCTTTTGAGACTTGTCCTTTTCATATTCCTGCTGAACCTTCAGCATCTGTTTCTTAAACTTAGAACGATTCATGTACATAGTTTCCATCAACTCAGGCATAAAACCTTTGATGTCTTTTCTGTAGCACCAACCGTTAGCAGTAACAGCAAGGTCACGTTTGTGACAGTAAGAAGTATCAACTTCTTTGTTGAGTAGCTTATCAACAGTGACACTCAGTTTCTCTGAAGTTAGAGTCTCTGGAGAAATATTGTACTGCATAATCAAGTGAGGATACAGACTGTTCAAGTCAAACGAAGCAACCCACTTGTGACCGCCGATGATCGGATCCTTAACAAACGCACCTTCAAACTGAGCATCTTTACCGCTAACAGTCTTTTGAGGAATGACGATTCCCTTTTTACGCAAGTGGTTATAGATGATAGTGTCCCACATACGAACCTGTGAGTAGACATCTTCAGGATTGATCTTGGCGTTGTACGCCATAGTCAGATGCAGTTCGATTAGTCGCATCTTGTCTTCGAGTTTATCGACCAACTCTACGTCGTGGATGTTGTATTCAACAAAGTGCTGCCAGTAGTTGGTGTAGAAATCCTTGAAGTCAACTCCAGGGTTTTCTTTCTTACGTTCGCCCAGTTCTTCCTGAGCAATGTAATCTAGTTTGTAAGACTCTTGCTTGGTGTAAGTATACTTTTTGTATAGTTCCAAGTAATCAAGCTGGCTGATACCAAGAATATCGTAGTGAATTTCTTCGTTACCCTTGATATAAGTATTGCGCTCGTTGATATAACGCCATGGGCTGATACGCTCAGCCTCTTTGTCTCCAAGTTCACGTGTGATACGCTTGATCAAATATGGTACGTCGAAAAAGTCCGTGTTCCAACCAGTGATAGCGTCTGGATAACTCTTTTCCCAGAATGCCAAAAACTGACGCAGCAGATCGTGCTCATTGCTTGCGTGGACATAAATCAGGTCTTCACGATTGTGCACGAATGCTCGAGAACCAAACGTGATGATACGCTTGGACTGTAGATCCTTCACAGTAATCAGCAGAATCTCTTCATTCGCAGAACGGATATCAGGAAAGCCATTCTCAGTAGAAGTCTCAATGTCGATAGTAAATACTTTGAACAGTTCCATATCCCATTTGATATCGTCGGGATACATATCACTGATGTACTGATATGAGTAGTTGGTGTTGCCATAGACAGCAAAACCCTCTACACCATCATAACGCTTGACAAAGTCTCGAGTTTCTTTGATTGTTCCTGGCTTAACTTCATCGACGTAAGTTCCCTCGAGAGTCTGCCATTTACTTTGCTTCTTAGAAGTGACATACAGCGTAGGGTAGAAGTCCACCTTACGCTGATATGCTCGACCTTTATCATACCCACGGACGAGCATCTTGTCGCCCATAGGATGAACACTAGTGTAAAATTCCATTAATCTAAATCTTCCCATTGATAAGAGTAACCTTTAGCGAAGGCAACCCCTAGAATTGTTAGTCGCTTAATAGTGTGACCATCGTAATACGAATTCTCCCACTCAAACAACTTGTTGTCAAGTTGGATTGAAATGAAGTCGATACCTTCGTATGCATTACGACTTTTTGTGTACTCGTTGTAATACTCTTCGTATTTCCTACGGTAGTTTAAGAAAATACCTTTATTGTAATACTCAACGAGTGGCGAACGCTCAAGCATTTTGTTTTCCGTACATAAGCATCATAGCATCCAATGCACAATCGTGAACAGGGTGGTGCTTAATAACATTATGCCTTAAAAAGAGTGGATGGTCAACTTCGCAATAACCGTTAGTTGAACCGTACATAATATCTACTGCAGTGCGCACATCACGCCATTGTGCGTAATCTGTAATCTCTAGTGCTCCAATCTTAACTGCAAGGGAGTCGATTACAAGTTGGTCGAGTGAGCCACGTGCCCACATAGTTTGTTTCCTAGCATTCGGAAACTTATTCATATAGTTATGTAGAATAGCCAAGCCATCTTCTGCAGTCACATCAGTGCTAGAAGGATCCAGCGATACTTGTCTTACATATTCGTGTTGGTTCTGCCACCACTCAAGAGTAGATTGAGAAACAGTACGACCAAGTCGAGTGACCTGATCTTTGGCTTTAAACTTAACGAAACACGCACTATCAAGTAGGTCTTGATAGGTTGGACGTTTCTCTGGATCAAAATGAATCAAAGCTGCAGAAAGAACTACAGCATTTGACTCAACTCCCAAACTCTCGATGTCAAAAATAAACATTAATAATCCTTCGGCTTATAACCAATCTCAGTAACAAACACCTGGAGTTTCTTTTCATCACTCCAAGGTTCACCATATTTTCCATTACAATAGTCATTGTCTTCGTTGACCATCTGCAAAATTTCTTCCTTAGAAACTTCTCTGGAATCAATGATAGTTTCACCCAACCACTTTTGAGAAAACTCTTTCATCTCTTCCATTGTTACAGTATCTTCTGCCCATGTTTTAGCGCTGCAAGGAATTTCACGATCATTGTGATCATCTGGAACCTCAATAACATAACGCATACGATATTGAGAAAGAGTTTCCACTAATACAAATTTACTCATCGAATCTCTCCTTCATCTTTGCTTGGCGTTCAGCTTCGTGTTCATCACAAAGAGTACGAATCCACCCACCTTCACGTTGTTTGCCTTTGTTACCGCAGACTTCACACGTGCGATGTGCCCAAGACTCTGCCATAGTGACCATACCAGAGATGTGTTCATCACCACCATCATAGTAAAAACGCAAACCACCGAATTTTTCTTTGATTTGCTGAACAGTGATCCAAGGAACAGCAGGAATAATCTCATGCGGTGTCGCCATAATATCATCGGCACGTTCTTCATCGAAGTACTTCGGCTCTCTACCTTTGCAGATAAACTTCAGAACCGCATCACGACCTTTGTCACGTGCACGATCTAAACGCAGCTGATACGCACGAGTGCTGCGCTTCCACTTAGTGTAGTGGTCAATTTGACCCACTAGTGCTTCAATGATAGGATACCATCCTTCACCAATAGCAAACCCACCATAGCGTTTACCCTCGCCAAAATAACGAGGGTACTTTTCAGCCATGCGCTTTTGAAATTCTTCGTAATCCATAATATCTCCAAAACACTAATTCTATCGCCAGTGATGTTCTCGGTCAAATGTAATTCCCAAAACTTTATGTATCAACTTATCTTTAAGCATATCAGGTACAGATACATAAGGATATTCGAGAATGAATGGACAACCTTTGTCATGATCCCAACTATGATTGCTAAAAAATTTCCTAGCAGATTCAATATCGATCTTTTTAGATGCATCGAAATATCGTTTCTGTCTGACTAAAGTTTCTAAGATCATTTAATATCTCCAATACTATCTGCGATAGTTTTGTCGTCACGAACCTCTACAAAGATAGGCAAGAACAATGACTCTTCACCTTGTTTGTTTTGGATTCGCATGTTGTATTTCACAGCAACAATTTTACCAATGAGACTATCACGAATATCCCACAGGTTAGTTCGATGATCGTCATTAAAGCCACTACCAACACTGACGGTAATACGCTTCCCGTCTTCGGGTCTGCTTGCGCATACAACAGCACCAAGTCTTCCAGCATATTTGCCAGTACCTTCTTCAACTGCAAGAATTTCGAGATCACACTCTAGCTCCCCTTTGAATTTGATCTGGTGCTTTGCACGTTTATCCTCCCAGACACCAGACATATCTTTGAGAATAATACCTTCTTGCCCATCTGCTAGATAACGCTCGAAAACCTTTTGGGCTTCTTCAAGGGAAGCCACAATAGTAGACTCAACCAGATGAATCTTCTTAGGGAGTGACAAAGACTCAAGCACAGAGAATCGAGTATGGTACTCGTGTTCGCTTCGTCCATTAGTAAAATCGTTGTAAGGAATCACATCCCAAACAGTGGCGTGTACCTTGCGTGCTTCATCTTCTTTGATCGTGCCCTTGTTGGCTTTGTTGAGGATACCGTTACCAGTTTGACGATCGAGAACAACACCCTTGTCGTTCACAAGGAGTTCTCCATCAAATACAACATTCTTACCGTTAGCAAGCTGGATGAATTCCTGCTCTAGATTACCCAGCAGTTGAATCTCTTTACCGTTTCGGCTGCGGAACTCACAGCCACCATCCTTTACGATTGCGTTGAACCGCATCCCGTCCATCTTTAACTGAACGTAGGCTGGGAACTTGATCTTGTTTACCAGTTTTTCCTCGAACTGGCTGCACAGCATTACTGGATATTCGTGAACCAAGCCAGTCCACACTGCGTTTGCGGTCGAGATTGCTACTCCACATTTTAGATCCTTTTCAATGATACGTTCGATAACCTTAGCGTCATCAGGCTGTAGTGATTCTAGAATAGAAGTCAGATGAGCGATGGCAGCATTGCCAGTTACGGTACGAGAAGAAAGATCATACAGTTTATCCAGCGCCCACCTCAGATTCGCAGTATCAGTGCCACGAGAGTAAGCAGGAATTTTGCGAATGTAAAACTGAGTGAATGGATCGAGAGCCAAGCGCACAACTTCACGCAGGGTTTCGTTATCGCTGTTAGAGCTCAATTGCTCGATTTTGAAATTACGAGACGAGTTGGCAGCAAGACTCTCGAAAAACTTGTTCAGATTCATTTGTGTTTCAATTCTTTGAATGTACGATATCGTGGATCGAAACCGATTGGCTTCTTGAACTTCTTCACGATACCAGTATCAACATTATAAAATGCGTACATCTTACGCTTGTCGTCAGACAGGTAGTAGATGTGATTGCTCACATCACTACTCCAGTCTTTAGTCGTTTCTTGGAACGCTTTCATTACCAACTCGATTGATAGTAGAAGTCAACACCCTTATCGAATGCAGGGTCGGCGAGGATTTTCTCCAGTCGCTCAACAGTGTATGTCAGGTCTTGCTTGTACCACTCGTCGTATTCAGTAGAACCAAAGAAGAAGCCACTTCGAGTAGGCAGAAGATCTTTGGCTTTCTTCGGGTTTTCCAGAACCTGTTTGCAGATGTCAACCAGTTCTTGCAACTGTTCACGAGACACCCACGCTTCTTGACATTCGTCAACACCCTCTTGAACATTCTGCACAAACCAATCGTGGATTGCGTTAGCCTTGCGCCAGTAGGCGACTCGGAATTTGACTTCCTGAGCACCATAGTCACCATCCTCGATGCCAGTGACACCAAAGATGTCATTGACCTTTTCAATTCGCTCAATGTCAGCCTTGTCGAAATACTTACTCATATAACGCTTAGCCGACAGGTACATATCCAAACCCATGATCAATACTCCTTCTTTTCACCAAATTGTTCATTCCACTCATAACCAGCCATATACTCAGCGACCTGAGTCTTGGTCATAAAACGCTCTTCGATTTCTTCGCTACGATAGGTAGCATCAGTGAAAAAATGTGGGCGAATCGGACGACCATAATAAGAGTCAGCTGAACCACGATCGAACGCACCGCCATGGCGATCGTCGTATTGTTTACCTTGGAATTCAGTCATCACCACACTCCATAAAATTCAGCATCGAGATCATAGCAGTCGTCGGCGTATTGTTCAATAGCCCACAACTGATACATTTCTTCCAAAAAGTCTTCGTATTGAGCATCAATCTTATCCTGAATTTCTTGCTCAGACAAGACTTGCAACTCAGCGTTGACTAGATCGAGATCCATAGCAACTCCTTTTCGACTCATCATAAGATATATTATACCCTAATCTGCAAAAAAGTCAACAGGTATCTGGAGTAACCCTACAGGGTTGGGGGATTGTAAGTTGTTGATTCTACAAGCAAAAAACCCTCCAAGTGGAGGGTTAAAAAGTAATACTTTAGGATTACAGTTTGATAGAGCCAGCAGAGACTACTTGAATACCTGAGCCGAAAATCCTGCGGTATTCGTTTTCCATCTTTTCATCTGGGTTTGCTTCGCTTGCGATCGCATGCTTGAAAAGATAAACCTTGTCTTTGGCGTATGGCATATATGGAGCGATTCCAACACCAACACCTTGCGCTGTTTGTTGCAACTGAATTGATGCGGGAGATTCTAGATAGTAACCACCATCAGAACCAGATGTAACTTCACTGATGACTTCTTCACCATTGATCAATTTAAACACTTTAATCATACTATTCCTCAACTAATTTTTCGATAAAGTCAGCAGCAACATTTTGGTCTTCAAAGAACCTGACAACTACTAGGTCAAGATCAATGATGTGTTGGGCGCACACTAAAATCGTTTTGTTTTTGTAAACAGAAACTTTGAGAAGCCAATCCCCTCTTCGCACTAACACGAATGAAATTAAGTTAGGGGAAAGTTTTGCTCTCATCATACAAATTATTTAGGGATCCGAAGACCCCTAAAATTGTATGACGATCAAATAGTTTCGTATTCGTCTTTACCTACACCACACTCTGGGCAAAGAAAGTCAGCTGGAAGATCTTCCCACTTACCCTCAGTTTCCTCATCGTGAATGTGACCACAAACTACACATACATGTTCCATCATAGATCTCCTAATACTTTTTTATAGGCATGCGCATGGCGCTCTTCAACTTTCTTCAGTGCAGCAAAACGCTTTTGTGCCTTTTCTAGCACTGCCTTAAATTGCTGAGCGTGTTCGTTTGATTCACGACCCTGTTCATTAAATTCTTTAACAGCTTCGATGTTGTGTTCAGCTTTAGCCATGTTCTCAAACTTAGGATACATTTCTGTATACTCATAAGTCTCACCAGCGATTGCTTTCTCAAGGCATTCCTTTGTAGAAGGTTTACCGATCAACAATTCTAGGTGTCCCCATGCGTGTTTGATTTCTTGGTCAGCTGTGTGCTCAAAATGCTGAGCAACTTCTTCGAAACCTTCTTCACGTGCAATCTTAGCGAAATAGCGATATTTAATGTGTGCCATTGACTCACCAGCCAATGCACTCTCAAGGTTTTGTAGTGTTAAAGACATATAGTTCTCACTTTGTTTTATCGTTTGGGTTTGGAGGAACCTTTCCATTCACCCAATCCCAGTCGTCGTCAGTCATTGGAATCCACTGAGTCATAGGAACCTCGCTCTGTTATCGTAAAAATATCGAGTCCAGTGTTCTACATCTGACTCACTCTTTGGATTCTTGCTAGTAATAAATTCGTCAAGAAGAGATTGTTCACTTGGTAGTGAAAAGAATCTTTTTATCGAGTCTAGAAAGGTCATCTTCCGATCCCCCTAGTGATAGATTCTGCTCTTGCTTTTCTTGCTTCAACTAATCCTTCAAGTAGTGCCATGACAAATCCCTTAAAGGATTTAATCATAGATCTTCCTCAGTTAGGTACTGCTTTCCTTTACCTGCTTTGACTGGAACCTTCTTAGCCTTTTGCTCTTCTGGAACTAGCTTGTCAAGTGCGATCTTAAGGATACCGTTAAACAACTCTGCATCTTTAACTTCATATGAGTCGCCGATAGCCCAAGCACGAGTAAACGCACGATTAGCAATACCTTTGAACAGGAAGTTATCTTCTGATTCTACAGATTCAGAGTTACCCTTAACGATTAGCTTACCGCCATCGATAGTGATGTCGATTTCGTTTTGTGCGAAACCAGCAACAGCAATCTCGATTGTGTAAGTGTTACCGTTCTTACGAACATTAAACGGAGGGTAGTTTGGAATGTTTTTAGTCAAGTCGTCGTGCAGTTCTTGCATACGCTTGAATTGATCATCGAAACCCAAGAAAAGTTTATCGATGTCTTTGAATGCATCTTGAGAAAAGAATGCAGGAATGAATTGCTTCATATTGTTTCTCCTATTAAGCGAGTTAAAAATAAAATTAGACTACCCATTTGGCGTAGTCAATCCTGCTTACTGTAGTACAGGGACACCTTATCGTAGTGCCAGCCTTAAGACGCTCCTAAGGTAGTAGAGTCTTTACGTTCCCATCCCGAGGGATAATCTATTTAGTTCGCTGGTGCGTCTGCATTAGCAGAATTTGCAGCTTCTAATTGTTTTTGCAACTCGGCGACTTGTGGCTCACCTTGTTGCTTAATCTTTACGATAAGGTTTGCGATCTCATCGAATGGGTGCTTACCCAAAGAACGTAGAATAGTATTTACTTCTTCAATTGTCAAATCAAGTTTAATCATTTTGTCTTTTTCCCAATATTATATTTCGGTACAAGTTCCCATTGGTCTTTCTCTTTATAAGAGACCACCTTAATCTGAGACAGAGATGCTTTCTGCTCTGCCTGCTGGGTATTTAGGATCTTTAGCAGATCCCAGTCTGCCAACAGACTAGCAACAGCATTTCGTCTCTCGATATCACCGCTAGTGATATTCGATTCCTTACCGTCCAAAGCAAATAGTTCTTTGAAATGAACGATAAAATACCTACCCTGCTTGTGTAAGATGTGGCAGGATTGGTACAATTTGTTTTCTTTTCTGGATGCGATGCCGATGCGAGTAAGAGTCTCTCGAACCTTTAAAAAGTTGTCAGGTTCTGGCAGGGTCACTTCAAGCATGGACTCGGGTGTCCAGTCGTAGTAAATCATCTCTACAGACATTATTTTCCACCTTTATATAGTTTTTCTTCAATCAATTTCAAGTCGTCTGCGGAGAGGATACTAAGAGCCTCCTTCGCTCTTTCACTTGAATAACCAAAATATTCTTTTACAAGTTCCAGAGATTTAGAAGTGGGTTCCTTCTCAACCCACTTGCTAAAACGATTCTGTTTTGTAACTGTATTTAGGAAAAACTGAAACTGCCACTTAGGTGGAATGCTCCAACGCTCGTTCATAGCATTGGCTGGCATAACAGTGTCTGGGAAATAACTTAGTGCTCGGTTTATTAAAAACCGACCTTTGACATACTCCTTTGCGCATTGTGGGTCTTCAGCGATCAAATCCTTTTTAGTTAGATTGATAGCCTTTACAAAATCAAATGGCGACATTTCTGGTCACCCAATCTTCTGCGTAGTTCTCTGCCAGTTCGATGTGATCAAAACTTTCAAAGCCATTGAAATCATCTTGTGCGTCATAAGTTAGCACACCATAGTCACCATTTGCAGTTTTGTAAACTCTGGAGTTACGTGTACCCTGCTGATACTCACTTACAATTTTCATCATGACTTGAACCCCATTTCTTTCAAGTTTTCAGAAGAGGCAAAGAAACGCTTGCCTGGATAACTCTTGGCAAGAGCACTCTCCAACTGTTTAATGTCTTTACCTTGCGCCATAAAAGAACTATCTTCTTTCTGGAACACGTAAAACATATCACCATGCTTTTCGATAACGATATTTACGGAATGTTCTTCAACGTGTCGTTGAAGTTGGTCAAGGTTTTCCTCTACAAACTTATCTACAAAACGCTTTGCAGATCGTTCTCGCAGTTCCCAACCAACTATAATTCCAAAACACAAGACACCAAATAATATAAAAACAGCTTCCATAAATCCCTCACTTGAATTTACACTGCATCATAATCTCAGTCATCGCAGCCATAGTATTTAGCTCGTGATCTGAAACAAACGCAGCCTTGTACTGGTAGTCTGCAAGGATCAATACAAGGTTAGGGATGGTAGATGGTTCAATCTTCTCGCTGGCAGTATCGTACAACTCACGGAACAACTCAACAGAATCTACATCGGTGTTCTTACCAACCCACTTACGCACTGATGCATAATCACGAGTCTTCATAGAATTGATCAAGTCATTGTAAGAATCTTCGCTAAGATTGATGAGGATACCTGTGTCAATCTTACCAGAGGCAGAGTACCGCTGCAGTTCGTTTAGAATACGACGGTAGTCAGGAAAGTGTTTTGTCACTAGCTCTGCGACTACCTTGGAATCAAACTCAACCTGCTCGTTTGCAAGAATGTCTACAATACGGCGATAGAATGCAGCTGCAATCTTAGCTTTTTCTTCATTCGGCACTTTAAACTCAATAACCGCACAACGAGACCAAAGTGGTTCGATGATACGGTTTTTGTAGTTACAGGTAAAGATGAATCTGCAGTTAGCAGAAAACTCTTCAATAAAAGAGCGCAAGGCAGGTTGGATAGACGACGCATTCATATAGTCTGCTTCATCGATAATAATAACCTTTTTCGCATCGGTTAGGGATACAGTTGATGCGAAATTTTTAATAGTGGTGCGTAGTACATCAATAGATCGACCTTCGTCAGATCCGTTGATCATAATATAATCGGCACCAACTTCATTACATAATGCCTTCGCTACAGTCGTCTTACCTACACCAGCCGTACCTGTGAATAGGAAAGAAGGCAACTCGCCTTGCGCTACAAACTGTTTGAAAGTCTTTTTCAGACTTTCGGGTAAAACACAATCATCAATAGTCTGCGGGCGATACTTCTCTACCCACAAGAACTGTTCATCACGAATATCCATAATCACTCCATAAATTTATCAAGATCTGCACGACTAAAATAGTCTTTTAACTCATAATTAGTCATAAACTTACCATGCTTCTCAAGATTCTTAGCCTTCTGATTCCATACATCAACGTGGAATTTTCTAAGATCTGCTTTGCGAAATTTGTCATCTGGTATGTCTTGGGTATTCTCGTTGACATACACATTGGTCATAGGGATATGTTTCTTAACAGTTTTACCGTCTTCATCGCCATCTTTGAAACACCAAGCCCATACCATATCAGTAGATTTACCACCGTACAAATTTGCAGTCACTGCATGTGGAGTTTTTCTATCTCGTATACTTGTTTTCATAACAAACTCATAACAAAAGAGAGGGAGTTATTATACTCCCTCTAAAATCAAAAGTCAAAGGTGGAATCTGCTTCGACTGCTACATAATAAACTAGATCACCAGCACCCTTGAAACGAGAGATCTTCTTGCTAGAAATGCTAACAGTATAATCACCTGGAAGCATCTTCAAGTTTTCTACTTTCAAGTTAACTTTGAACGATTTGTCAGTTGCGCCAACAGGTTCACTGAAAGAGTTACCAGTAGCATTCTTCTTGTCACCGACCACTGCAGTGATTGTGCTACCATCACCAACGATCTGCAAGTCAGTTGCACGCAAGACGGATGCAGTGCGATGAATCATATTCAACATAGCAGCACTCAAGGTAAACTCAATTTCTGCGTTGGGGAATGTGATGCTCTTTTGAGGGGCAGTCAAGACAGTTGCATCAGCAGCAAAGTATTTAATAGAACTGTTACCTTGTTTAATTGTCACATACTTGTCGCTGAATTCTAGCTCGGGGTCATCGAACAAGGACATTGCGCCTAAGAACTCATTCAGATCATAAATTCCAAAGTCAGGGAATGACTCGGTAACAGTGGCGTCAGCCATCACGTTTTTCTGTGCGCTGATTGTAGCCAGCTTGTTGCCGCTCTTCAAAAGAAGGTTGCTGTTGATGCCAGCAAAGTTCTTAAAAAGACCGACTGTTTCTTTACTAAGTTTCATATTTTCTCCATTCAAATGAACACATTACTATGTATAATAATTATACCGTGAAAAGGTACTTTTAACAAATTTATTTTGTAATCTTCTCGTACAACTCTTCAAATTCTTCATTCTCAGCTACAGCTTGAGAGAAATTCTGCTTGTGATAAGTCTTAGCGATCTTACTGATAGTCTTCTTCGGAATTTGAAAGTTATCAGAAGCAGTTTTGACGATGTCTTTGATCAAGTCTCGCTCAGCTTCTACACGAGTCATTGAGTTACTAATTTCCACGATTGCAGCGTGGAGTTTCTTTTTATCTGCGTCAGATGATAGAGTCATATTATTTTCCTACGTTAATGAAAGGTACGGCATTGCTACCGTTGAATTGGGGCAGTTTACCATCCCACTTCTTGATGGCTTCAAGTTGGACATAAGCTGCACCACCTTGACTATTGATAGCCTGAGTTTCAATCTGGATTGCTTTGGCACGACCTTCAGCAGTAGCGATAGCCTGTTGTGCTTCAACTTTGATACGCTCCAGATCTTGTTCGGCTTTCTGCTTTTGTTGAGTAGCGATGACCTTCTGCTCGATAGCTTTCTGGTATTCTGCAGAGAAACCAAAGTTCACTAGACTGATACCTTGGATCTCGATATCGAACGGTGCAACTTTAGCACGAACGTGGTTAAGAATCTCTGTGCTAACTTGGTCACGCTTGGTGATCAGTTCTTCAGAGTTGTAGTGGGCAGTCACTGCTTTGAATGCCTCGTTAACACCTGGACCAAGAATCTTGTCATCTACGTTCAGACCGAATTCTTTATAGATGGTAGGAACCTTATCGGGACTCATACGATACTGGATAACGATATCAGTGTGAACCGATTGTAGGTCTTTAGTACCAGCTTGCGCTTCCTTCAGGTCTGCTCGTTTGACACGAACCTCAACATCACGAACGCTAGAAATTGGGTTGACAAAATTAACACCAGCTTGCAGAGCAACTGGGTTGACAGTACCCATAGTGACTTGAACGCCAACGTGACCAGCAGGGACAATCGTGAAGCATTCAAATGCCAGAACTACAGCGGGGATAATAAGAGGGAGCACAGTGAACCTGCGGAAAGGATGCACAGTTTCTCCACGAACACTTTCGCTAACAAAGAATGCAGCACCTGCGGCAAGGAGTGCCAAGATAAGAGTTACGCCAAAAATAAACATTACTTACCACCTTTCACATAATCATTAAATTGTTTTACCAGTCGCTCATGTTCTTCGTGAGAGCAAAGTAGATTCCATTCACGAACTACATCTTTGGTCGAGTATTCTCCTTCAGTAGTTGAGAATGGCTCTTGAAGGATATATCCGATAATAGTTTTCTGTGTACCATTATCCCAGTGGCGTTCAATCGAGAACGCATTCATCTTGGCAAAATCAACAGAGTAACTAGCCTTAGAATACTCATCCACGAGGCGAGTCTGATATGCCTTGTTTGCATATTGCAGTCGCTCGACCTCAGCTTCAAGTTCTTTGATGCGCTTTAGTGCATCAGCGTAGTTGCCGACGATACCATCTTCGGTTTTTTGTTTTGAGAAAAACATCTTATTCCTTTGAATACTTCACATCATGCTCATAAAGAAACATCAGGCAGCACATTGCATGCGCCAGATGGTGGATACCAGATTCGGGATCCAATTCTTCACCTGCTTTGTATGCCCACAGGTGTCGTTGTAGTGCATCGAAATAACGACGCTTGGAATCGGGCACTTGTTTCCAATTGTCTGGTTCATATTTCTCTGCGCCAAAGGTCAGAACCTTTACGGTCTCTGCCAATGCTAGGGGTGGGAGCAAACCATATTGCAGCTTACCACCATCAAACTTTCGACCACCAGTGGTGGCTTTTTGGGATGCTTTAACTTCTTCTAATGTTGCCATCTTTCTCTCCATTAAACTGGTAATAGGCACTCAGAGAATGCCCACTGGCTGTTTAACGACGAGCCATAAACGCATCGGCGCCAAGAACCGCATTAGCGATTTGGACCATACGCTTGCTAGGTGCACCAATCTTGTACTTGATAGTGGTAGTACCATCAGCAAGTTTAGAACGGTTAGAGTAGATACAATGACCCTTGCTACGCAATTGATGAATAGCATCGTGGGGATTCTTCAAACCAAAAGAACCGTGGATCTGGCGAGCAGTAACTGCAGCACCAGTCTGTAGGTATGAAAGCAACTTTGCTTGTCGAGACATAAATTTCTCCATTATAAAACCATCAAACGAAAAAGAGCCGATGAGGGGATGGCAACCCTCATCAGCTTACAGGAAATAACTTAATTAGACTTCGATGCCATTCTCACGCAGGATCTGATTGAAGTCTTCGACTTCATCTTCCATAGAGATGGATTCATCGATAACTTTCTGGAGGCGAGTACCTTCCAGAGTTTTCTCTACAGTAGGAGTAGGAGTGGTCTTTGCAGTCTTCACCTTAACCACTTTGGCTTTAGCAACCTTAGCTGCTTTTGCAGTAGCTTTGGGTGCAGACTTAGCAGCAACTTCCTTGGTGAATGCAGACAGTTCGGTTGCAGTGGGAACAGGTACTTGGTACACGCCACGCTCAACCTTGTTCTTGTTGAACAGCCAGTTCGGATAACCGATCTTCTCACCCTTAGCACCAGTGCGTTGATCACGCATCTCGTAATAGAATGCAGCGCATTCCTTCAGGGTAATCTGAGGATCCTTCTTAAAGTGGGGTTGGGCTTCCAACAGGGCAACAACAAAACGCTTTTGAGAAAGCGACAGATCAGCAAACTTCAACATAGTAAATTTCCTTTCGGGTTTTCAACGATAACAGAGATTATTATACACCAACTTGCACCAAAAGTCAACACCTTTTTGTAATCCCCTACAAACTTGAGGGGATTACTTAGGTATTACTTTTTAGAAGGGCACTTCCTCCGAGGGAGAGGGAGTAGTCGCTTCTACAACAGGTGGTGCTTCAGGCGCAGGGTTTGCAATGTTATCGTACAACTTCAGGAATGCATCCTTAGTTGCAGAATCGAAACGATTGCAACACAGTTCAACAGCCTTGTTACGATTCTTGAAAATCGCAAAGGCACGAACGATGTGAGTCATACGACGAGTCGTAATCGTCTCATCGACACCACCATCTTCGAATGTGCGACGAATTGCATCAGCCCACTTAACGAGAGTCTCTGCAAATTCGGCATCCGCACAACCGTAAGATTCCATAAGATTCTGGACAATTTTAACTTCGACCTTAGCTGAAGGATACTCTTGTTCGAAGGTCACAGCGAAACGCTCCAAGAATGCTTCGTTCAGTACGTTAGTACCGATGTAGCGACCATCGTCTGAACCCTTACCCTTAGTGTTGGCAGTGGCACAGATGTTGAAACCCTTGGCAGGAATGATCATCTCATTCTTGAGTTTGAAATAGTAGGGTTTACCTTCGAGAATCGGTTGCAAGCAAAGCAAGGTATTGGCAGAGCCAGCGTCAATTTCGTCAAGCAGCAAGGTTGTGCCAGTACGCATTGCAATCAGCACTGGACCTTCCACAACTTCTACGTTTCCATTCTGTAGGGTTTTGGAACCGATAAGTTGTTCTTCATCAGTCATCATGTTAAGGTTAACACGGATGAGAGGACGTTTGTGCTTGGCACAAATTTGTTCGACCATCGTGGACTTACCGTTACCAGTTGGACCAGAGATGTATGCGGGATAGAAGATACCCGACTTGATAATGTTCTCAAGATCAGTGAAGTTTCCAAAGGGAACAAAGTTCGGGTCTTTGACAGGAATGAGTGATTCTACGTTTGTGTAGTCAACGATGTAAGATTCCACAGGTTCATCTTTCAGAGCAGTATTGCCAACAACAGGTGCAGTCTTGCCACCATCAATGGCGTAAATACCACGACCAACTTTATTCTTCATAAGCCACAGAGGGAATTTCTCGGTCTTAAGCGCACCCATAACTTCAATCAGTTGAGGGCGAGTCACCTGACCAGATGTTTGGGTATCGGGAAACATCTCAGCAAGTTTGATCTCAAACTCACGACGAACCACAGCGTCAACTTTACTCATCACAAACTCCATTCATAATCAAGAACATACACATATTATACATCAGTCTGCAAAAAAGTCAACTACTTTTTGGAAATAACCCCACAAAAAGTAGGGTTATTTTCCCTGTAAAATCAACAACTTACAGAATGTAACACTTTCGTTTTAGGCTACGAGAGCCACAAAACGATTCAGCAGCACCCGAGAAGTCTTCTTGACATTCAAGTATTTGCTAAAGTTGCGAGCAATACTAGCAGCTTTTGCATCAGACTTGACCTCAAGTTCACCCTCTTGGATCTTCGTAGAAGATTGAGGGATCAGGAACAATTCATCACGACCAGTATTCTTCACAGAAGCAAAGTCTTGATCACGGAATTGTTTACGCCAATTCTCAATCAGCACTTCAGAACTACCAGTATAACCTGGAAGGTTTGCACCGATAACAGACTGAAGGTCACGACGATGGTTACGGCAGATATAGAAACCAACAGTGCGAACATCGTGGCGATCTTTGATCATTCGCAGAATCGCTTCAGTCTGTTGCGCAGAGTTATTTTCCAACTCATAGGTTTTCTTAGTAACATCGTCACGAACAAAGTGGCGCAATTTGGTGCGCACATACTTACCATCAACGTATTCGTTGCGGACAGGATCTAGGCGACGACCATCACCAGACAACTGACCACCTTCACCATCAGTAAGAGTGATGAATGTAGTCTTCTCCAGATTGTGCTTCTTGATGAAGTCACCAAGATTGAGATAGCACCATGCCAGTGCCTCATTCAACGGAGTGCCACTGGTGCTGTAACCATCATTCCAACGGAAACGATAGTCCAACAGACGACGAGCCATCTCGTTGAATTCCACAGAAGACATCTTGTTGTTGAAGAATTCCAGCATATGGAAACCTCGGGTGTTGCTCAGCAGATCTTTCTGCTCACCAAACTTTGCACGGTACTCACGAATCTTACGATCACGTTCTACACGTTCTTCATAAGAAAGATCTTTATTATAGTCAGTAGTAAATGCATAGACACGATATGGCACTTGGATACGCTGGCAGAACATAGCAAGGTTGATCACCTGCTTGAGAGTGTCCTGCAACACGTTGTCCATAGAACCAGACCAGTCCAGCAGCATAACCATACCGTGATTCTTACCTTGCGGCAAGGTAGTCACACGCTTGAACAAGTCTTCCTGAAGTTTGTAAGCCCAAACCTTACGCATATCCAGAGTGCCAACTTTGGCAACCTGAGCACGTTTGTAAAGTTGTGCAGACTTTTTCATCTCGAATTCTTTGACAAGGTAGTTTACCGTGCGCATAGAATCGGTTTTGAATTGATCGAATTCTTTAGTGAACGTGCCAAAGAATTCCTTGCGTTGCGCTTCGTCCATATAGCGAGTCTTGTAGTCGTTCGCTTGATACAGATCTGCATTCCACTCATGCACAGACTTAGTTTCTTTCAGGATGGTTTTGTAACCAACAACAGGATCTTCGAAATAGTTAGTGTCAAACTTCCAGTACAGATACTCTGTAGAATCGTCAGCCAATTCTTCCAGACGTTTCTGGAAAACACGATCAGTCTTCGCCTCTAGGTCTTCCTCTTGGTCGTCAGAAGCAGCATCATCATTTTCTTTGTTGGAGCCAGACTTAGAAGATTTTAGCTTATCGTCACTAGCATCTTCGTCTTCATCAAAATCATCAAAGTCATCAATGTCAAAGTCGCCAGTGATTGGGTCATCCAAGTCATCGCCTTCTTCAACATCTTCACCAGCTTCCATACGTTGCTTACGACGTTCTTCAGCTTGTTCTTTGGAGTAGGCGTAGATGTCCTGAGCCAGCTGGATAATTTCTTCCATAGTCTCAGTGCGTTCTGCACGATTGACAAACGCCTTTTCCTCTGGTGTGAATTTAACACCACATTCAAAACCAACTTTGAAGTACAGGTTGATGCGGTCAATCAGCAGCAATTCATTGAAGTCTTGAATGGCTTTGACGCCAAAAAAGTCACGCTCATTGAGTTGTTTGTATCCTTCGTTCATACGCTTACGAATTCCAGGATACTTGCGCTTCATCAGCTTTTCGATACGAACGTCTTCCAACACGTTCATATAAGACTTCAGCTTAGGATTTTCCATAATCGGAGTCATATACTCTACGCCAGTGTAGAGTGCGTGACCGACTTCGTGACCGATGAGCATGTCTTCGATCTCGGGAGTCATATCTTTCCACAGTGGCAGAGTCAACACACGTGACTTGATATCGAAAGATGCAGTAATCGCTTTGGCACGAACAACAGAAAGATTTTCTGTTGCCAACAGTCGTGCGCTAAGATCAGATGCTACGTTCTGCATTTGCAATCTCCCATTCAAATTCAGTCAACAGTTTCTCAATCTCGTCACGATTTGCAAGACTGAGTTCATAATCAAAAACTAGGTTGTCTTCCAACCCATAGCGACCAGCCAGTTCGGCTAGTTCGTAGTCACTAAAATCACTCCACATAAATTCTCCGATTCAATAGAAGTATTATACATCAGGTTTTGTAAAAAGACAACCCCTAAGTTGAAAAACCCCACACTCGGTGGGGTTTCTTTTTGTAAGCCTAAGGTATTACTTTTTGGCGTTGGCTCGGACTTGCTCGAAGGTGTACTCGGTTACAAGTTTACCGTCACGGAACACTTCTTGCAACGCTGGAGCCCATGCAAAGCCACGATCAGTCCAAGTATTAGGACGAGTGACAGAAGAGATAAACTCACCACCACTTTCCCAAAGTTGCACACGACCTGCTTTAGACTTCTTACCAGCGTCAGTGACAGGATCTTTTTGCACATCCACCCACTCACCGTTGATCAGAGCAGCAGAACACTTCATTGCGAACTTCTGAGTGTCACGATCGACTTGTTGCAGTAGAGCACCACCCATACCGAAAGCAATGTTGTCAGCAGACCAACCGTAAGCAGCAAAGCCACCAAGGATAGTGCGGATAGTTTGTTCATTCACACCGTCACCTTGGATAATGCGGACGTTGTTCAGAACCTTGTATCCTTTGTCGTTAGTAGTGTAACCGAACTTTTGACCGAGAATTTCTACAAGTTTACGGCAAACAGTATCAGGATCGCCAGAGTCTGGACGGATGACAATAGTAGCGCCACTATCAATAACTTTCTGCTTGAGTTCTTCACCCCAGAGTTTAGATGCAGCGTTGAAGATATCATAGCTATCGCTGACCACTGCAACGATACTACCAGGCTTAGCAAACTGAGTAAGCATGTTGTCATAGGCTTTTACTTCGTTGTCACGACCCCAGCTGGTGATGGTACTGTGTTCTGCGGCAGGGATAGAGAAAGCAGCAATACCAGCATTGTAATACTCACGAGCATACAGAAGACCAGTGATGGTATCAGTACCCATGAAGTTAACCAAGTGGGCAGCACCGCCAATTCCTGCGCTTTCCATAGAAGAAACGCCACGAGCACCGAAGTCGTGCAGTTTGAAATCAATAAGGCTAGGGTCACCAGTTTTCTCCAGATATTCGATGATCACTTTGCGAATGGTGTAGCTTTGAGTAGCCACAGTGGTTGGATACCAGACTGCACGCAGAAGAGCAGTTTCCAGATAAGTAGTCAACCAATAGCATTCAGGATCCGTGTTTTCAATTGTAGCCAAAACATTTTTAACAGGAACCACTGTACCCTCAGGAACTGCACGAATAACGACTGGGAGATAACCATCGTGGACACGTAGGATATATTCCCATCCTTCTCGGTTGAAGGGTTCTCCGTGAGTAGTGAGTATCTCATCAGCAATATCAATGTCGGCTTGGGTAATTGGATCAAGTAGATACTCCTTAATGAAGGCTTGGAGACCGAACATCACAGTGCGATCATAGCGTCCACCACGTGATTCAATATAGGAATAAACACCAGTCGTACCTGCAGGATACTGTTTGAACATGCTAACTTTATAGCTGTCGGTGTTTAGAATGATTGATTTTGAAATGCTCATTTTTAGCTCCTAAAAATTCCCCAAGACCGTCTCGGAGTAAGTTAATTATACCTGACTATTGAATAAAAGTCAAGCACCTTTGCAGTTGTCGAAGTGCCATCGTTTAACTCCAAAGTGTTCTTTGATGTTTTCTAAACAATGTAGTCTGCCAGTGTTGTAGTCAGCGTTGCCTACAGCGGTTTTACACATTGCCATACATTCTTCAATAACTCGTTCAGCGATATCATAGTGTTCGCTTTCAGGAATAATGCCCATACTCATAATGAGTTCTCGGATTTTAGGATTCGGTGTCATTGTTCACTCCCAGCAAGTCCTTGATTAGGTCTTTCTTTTGTTCATCAGTCATACCCATCTGAACAACAATCTGTCCCAATAACTCCGCTCCGAGTGTGTAGATAATGTCTTTACGAATGTCCTCTTTCATTAGAGTTAGTTCGTATAAGGTCATTCTTGGGATTTCTACATCTACTACTACACTTGGTTCAAATGTAGTTGGGTCTGTGATTTTGCGTAGATTGGAAACTTTCATTTTTCAACTCCAAAATGCTGTTTAATCTCTTGGATACATTGTTCGCCACCATTTAACCAACTATCCACGGATTCAGGAACAGGATCACTGATAACTTGTTCACAACAACCAATACATTCCCGAATAATCAACTCGGCGAACTTTTCTACATTACCTTCGCCATAGCCCATTCCATCAATACTGCATCCAGCCTGTTGGGCAAGTTCTTTAATTCGTTCGTTCATAGAAAACCTTTTACAATCAACTTATATACACCCACTGCAACCAAGGCAAACAGTGAAATCATAGCAAGTATGACGATAGTTTCGCTTATGCTCATTTTTCAACTCCAAAATGCTCTTTGATATTATCAACTACTTGTTCTGCACCGTGTGATTCATATTCAAAAATGTCACCTTCTTTCTTTGACATTTTGAAAATATCTTTGCTGGTTTCTTGGCCAATGCGAATACATTCCCTAACAATCAACTCGGCGAACTTTTCTAATTTAGTTGGAATACCTTCGGGGTTGTATGTAGGCAACCCAGCCTCTCTAGCAAGTTCTCTAATTCGTTCGTTCATTCTTCAACTCCGAAATATTTGTAAACAGCATCTTCCATACCGTCGCCGAACTCTATACCAGCACGAGCAACCTGTAGTGTTTCTTTGATAATCAACTCGGCAAAATTCTCAACAAACACTTGTTGCCACTCAGAACCTTCCAACAACGGATTAACTTGTGCGGCAGCTTGAAACTGCAGTTCTTTAATTCGTTTGTTCATTTGAATATCTCCAAAGTAATAATCAGGATACTGGGCGCAGTAAAAACCAGTGCCAATGCCCAAAAGATACTATCACAATACCACGGAACATATGGAATGTTCAATGTTTCACATAGTTCTTTTTCGGACATTTTGCTCACATCAATGTAGTGAACTTTACGTTGGTTCATTACCATTCTCCTTCGGCTGATCGCATTAGATAAGCATACACCGCACTGGGTGCTACACTATAAATCTGTTCTGGTGTGTCATCACAAAATGCCTTGTTTGGGCCATTCCACCATTTCTCAGCCATATCTTTGCCTACCATAGCAATTACCAATGCTTCACATCTCGCTCGCATTCTTACAGGGTCTGTCGCAATGCTTTCCAGGGGTAGACCTCTTTTAGCGTTCATTCTTCAACTCCGAAATGTTCTTGAGTAAAGAACGGAACACTTCCTACCATTCTCGTAAATTTTAGATCAGTGGGGAATGAGTCAAGACTACCACGATGACGCTCAATGCGAACTTCACCATTCATTTCAGTGCCATAGAAAAAGTTATCTGTAGCACCACCTTCAATTTGTTCTCTAAAATACTTCAAAATCATTCTTCAACTCCAAAATGTTTTAGCAAGTCATCGCCTGCTAGATAATTCTTTACTCGTTTTACAGTATTCATACACACTTCGTCAAAACCAGTGCTTTCTTCAACATCAATAATCACACCAGTAAGATCCCAGGATTGTTTTCTATTAAGTTCCATACATTCCCGAACAATCAACTCGGCGAACTTTTCTACTTCCTTACCTATTAGAACAGCAATCTTAGTTTCTTCACCGTCGTCATCTTTATGATATGCACCAGACTGACGAGCAAGTTCTTGAATTCGTTCGTTCATACACGATCCTAATCGTTTACAGTTTTGCAAATGCAGGCATTGACATAACACCTGTTACTTTAGAAATGATGTCCTTGTGGTCATCATACATCTCGATGTTGTTCAGTGCGTCAGTAAGTGGCACCCACTTGCACAGAGCAGCATCGTCAGCACCATTAGCACGAGGCAGCGAGTAGTCAGGATTCGGACTAATACGCATGTACACAGCCATGGTGTTTCGGGGAATACCGAACGAACGACGAGGACTGTCGAACAATTCGGTTTTCACGATAGAGCCACGGAGAACTTTCTCAGGGACTCGCACGTTAGTTTCTTCAATCAACTCTCGGATGGCACAGTCAAGAAATGTTTCACGCTGGTTGCGAAAACCTCCTGGAAGTGCCCAAGCACCTCGACCTGGACTGAACTTGCGTTGGATGAGAAGCACATGTCCTTGGCATTCGAGGATCGCATCAGAGCAATTGAAGTTGAGAGTTTCGGGGAATGGATAATCTTTGAAGAGTTGTTTTTCTTTTTGGTAGAAAGCATAGTCGCCTCGGACAGTTTCTGGCATCAGAGGGTCGTCATTCTTAAACATCTCCTCACGAATGTGAGTTGCATCGATATTATATTGAGCCTCAATGCTCTTAAATTTTAATTCAGGGAACCACTTCAGGTAATCATTACCTTCTTTGATGTGACCGAACAGAATCGGTGAGCCCATGTTGTAGTGTTCGATAGTGGCACGGACGTCAGACATCCATTGCGTATCGCTGTAACGATAGTCGTTGAGTGGAATAATTTCGTAGTTTGTGATTCTCTCGGCATGCAGTTTGAGAGCCAGCATCTGCTTACGCTCATCAAAAGTCCAAGGATTCTTAATACTTCGGCATGCGTTAGCCGAGCCTACGAGGATGTAAAGTTTATTTACTTGGGATGCAGCCACTCCGAGTGCATGGATGTGACCGTGATGTACGGGCTGGAAACGCCCAATGAAGATACCAGTTTTCATTCTAAACTCCTTAGAATCAGTAGGACAGACTACCTGTCCTGTTTTTTATATAGGAAAACCTTAACAGGTTTTTTCTTTCTTACACTTTTCTTCAGAAGATCCTTTAGATCCACCTCCACCAAACCAAGGGAACCAACTACTTGAAGTATTGGAACGACTAGGCTCAGGTGCAACAGATGCACTCTTACCACTCGATGTGCCCTTACCACCACCAGAAGAACTAGCATGGCTAGAAGAACTGGAGTGACCAGAAGAACTAGCGTGTCCGCCACCGCCTCCATGACCACCGCCACCGCCGCCACCACCTTTAGCATAGACAGCAGAAGACATTGCAATAACCAACATCATAACAAAAAGTTTTTTCATATCAACTCACTCTGTAAGGACCACGAGCCATCATATACCAGTCGGGAGCAGGACCAGCTGGAAGATCTGCATTGTATCTTTCGATATACTTTGCAGCTTCATCATAGTTATCGAAGAACTTTTGATCTTCGATTTTCTGACCCCAACCACGCTCAGATTCGATAATGTCTACTCGGTAGACCGTACCCATTTTGATCTCAGCCATTTCAAACTCCTTTCCGACAGGACTTTATTATACATCAATCTGTCGAAAAGTCAATACCCTACTTGCAGTAGGGTAAAAGTAATACTTTAGTTTGTAGCTATTACAGAGAAGTCGTTGCGTTTTTCAAACTTAATAACACTACGAAACTTGTCGAACAGCTGATCGCCTTTGTGGGAGATAACAAAGATGTTTGAATTTTCACCAAAAGAGTTCATCAAGTTCAAGAAGTAGTCAGTACCAGCTGTATCTAAACTTGAGTCAAAGATCTCATCAAGCAACAGAAGGTTGGTGTTGACACTGTTCTTCATCTTAGCGATCTGACGCCATGTGAAAAGAATAGCCAAGTCGATACGCATCTTCTCACCTTCAGAGAAACTTGCATAAGTAAACTCATCACGGTGGCGAGACTTAACGATTTCATTGAACGACTCATCCAACTCGAAGTGAATGTAAGCATCCATAGCATTCAGATACTTGTTGATCAGCTTGTTCATAATCGGCAAGTATTCACGGATGATGGCTGTCTTGATACCAGTATCTTTCAAGAGAATGTTGGCGACTTCCTCAAGGTTTCGTTGCTCTTGAAGAGTGGTCTTCTGGTTGATCTTTGCAACAGCATCTTGAGCCAGTTGTTTCAGCTTAGCTTTTTCTTCATCAACATTAGTTGTGTCAGCTTTAAGTCGTTCGATCTCGAGTTCTGCCTCAGAGATTTGTCTATTCAATAGAGTTATAGATGAATTCTTGGTAGAGAGTTCGATGTTCTTGTCGGCGATCTGCTGTACAATTTCATTAACTGCAGAAAGTTTTTCTTGAAGTTTGGTAAGGACTTGGTTGAGTTCATCAACCTTACCGTTTTGTTCTGACAGTTTTTCATTAAGGTCTTTGAGAATACTCTCTTTGTATTCTTCTGAGATGTCTTGATTGCAGCTTGGACAAACATCATGCTCTCCAAAGAATCCCATGTGATGCTCGCAAGTTTCGACTTTTTGTAGAAGTCGCTGCTGCAGTTGTCCTGCTTTGGTAAGATCTTCTTTGATCTTGTCTTTGTCTTTAATCTTATTTTTAAGAGTTGTGATCTCTCCGATGATGACATCAATTTCCGACTGAGTTCGCCCAATTTCTTCAGTGCTGTTAGAGATTTTCGTTTGGATGGATCGAATACTATCTGCTTTCGCTTCCGAGATAGTTTTAATAATTGTAGTTTGTGCTTCGACTTTAGTCTTAGCAGCAGCAATCTCATTTTCAATCTTTTGAATGGCATCTTTAGTCTCCTGAGCCTTTTCTTTTAGAATCTGGTTCATCGTAGAGAAAATGCGAATGTCAAGGATGTCTTCAATAACATCACGACGCTGACCAGATGGTAACTGCATAAATGGAACGAACGATGCAGAACCCAAGATAACCACCTGAGTAAATGTCTTATAGTTTAGCTTAAGAATCTGCTGTTCTAGAATCTTTTGGTAGTCACGAGATGCAGCATCTTGATTGATAAGTTCATCGTTTAGATAGATCTCAAAAATGTTGGGTTTGATTCCACGAACAATTTTATAGTTACGTGGACCAATAGAAAACTCGATAGTAACAACACAACCCTTGCCGTTGATAGAGTTTACCAACTGCCCCTTGTTGATGTTACGAAATGGTTTACCAAACAACGAAAAGCACAATGCATCTAAGATTGTGCTTTTACCTTCACCATTCTTACCGATGATAAGAGTGGTAGGAGACTTGTTTAGTAATACTGTATTAGGCGAGTTACCTGTAGAAAGAAAGTTTTTCCAACTTACGCTTTTAAAAACAATCAATTATTTACCCCATTCCCAACCAAGTAATAGCTTGGTCATTTTCTTAACAAACCAATTTGGTTCTTTAGACACATAATAATTCACTTCTGGAGAAACTTTCCAGTAGCCGACTGACTTAGGTGAAGGTCTAAATTCAACTAGATTCTTTAGAGATATGTCGTTAGAAACTGTAGCGACTCCATTCCAAGAACCAATTCCACCATTACCGATAGAAAGTACGGTGCTGTTACTATAAAGTTGGCGCTGTTTCTCAGCAGCATACTCTTCACAAGGAGTGAAGTCTAAGTCAAGTGGCACCTGCTGTGTAAGTGGCCAAAAGAATTCAATTTCAAGCTGTTTCATACTTCAACATTCACTGCTTCTGTGTAGAGACTACGCATATAGTTCTTGATCTGGTCTTTGTCAACATCAGTTTCAATACTATCAACATAGTGGGTTAAAACAGAAAGAGTATCCTCTAAACTAATTTCTTCGCCGATCTCACCATCGCCAAACTCAGATAAATCTTCGATGATCTTAATGTCAGCGCAAGATTTATTATACAACTTCTGAACGAACTTGTCAAATTTATAGTAATCAGTTTTGTTGACTACGACTAACCTTACATATATCCCTTTGAGATCGAGGGTGTCGAGGTCAATGGGATCTCGTTCCTTGTCGTTATATTCAATTCGCTCAAACATACGATAACTATTTTGGATAAAGTCGAGTCTTCTTGTACCAAGATCGAACAAGTGAAATCCTCTGGGGTCATTATAATCTTGCCATGTGAGTTCATAGGGATTACCCAAGTAATAAATGTGACCATCATTACTGCGGTGGTGATAGTGCCCACTGAAAACCATATCAAATTTTTCGAATATTTCTTTACCCATTCCTTCATGGCTTTCCATCCCTCTATACATCGAGAAACCAGCAATTTCAAAATGCCCCATACAAATTTCTGCTTGGGTGTCTTTGATCGTATCAATAGAATCTTGATAGTTCTCGGGACAAATCCATGGCATCATACAGATAGGAATATCATCAACGTAGATTGTGGCTGGATGATCAATTACGTGGATGTTTGTATACTCTTGTAAGAGTAAATCAGGAGAATTAACTTCGTTAGTGTTTTTGTAGTATGTGTCGTGGTTACCGACAAGCATATAAACTTTGATGTTACGAACAGCTAGCTTGTCGAAAAACATTTTCTTTGCTCGCTCAAGAGCATAGAAGTTTACATACTTACGGCGATCAAATGTATCGCCAAGAATAAGAACAGTAGAAATATTGGCTTCATCCAACGTAGGAAAAAATATGGTATCATAAAACTTCTCAAAATAATCTAAAAATGCCACACTATCATTTCGTGCGCCAAAATGTTGATCAGTTATAATAGCAACCTTCATGAACGATCTTCTTTCTTGGGATATTCTTTACAAAGTTTAATCTCTATAACGCTGTTTATCGGGAGACTGTTAGAAAATTCAGTAGCCTCGCCAAGAGTTTCACACAGTTTAAATATGACACGTGATGTGCCAGTGAGATAGTAAGTAACTTTATACATCAAATAAATCCTACCTTACGATTACTCTGTGCTGAAGGTGCATTGATTTGTTCATTGAACACTTCTGCAATAGAATATTTCTGAGTTTCTTTACCACGTGGGCGTACAGGCAGCGTAACATTAAGACGAGTTGCCAATGCTTGCGCTTCTTGTACACTCAAGAGATCAAACGTAACAATATCAAAACAACGACCTGGACGAACCAATGCGCTGTCGATATCACGGATGCTTGGAAGGTTGGTAGAAAAGATCATCTTCTTACCCTTGGTTGTAACAAGACCATCGCCGACGTTAAGGAATCGGTGCATCATTGTGTTACCATCAGAACGGCTCTTCAAGAACGCATCGCTATCTTCGAGAACCATAATGCTGGCATCGTCTTCGATAAAGCGAGCGAAGAACCCATCTTTGTCAAGAATGTTTGCATCATAAGAAACGATAGCAGAAGAGTCTGTTTGCGCCAGCAGACCACGAATAAATGTAGTCTTACCAGTTCCTGGAGGACCAATCAGTAACAGAATGTTGGCATTGGATTCCATATAACGCTTGTAGTAAGAAGCTAAAGACTCACCATTCAAGAATGGGTACATTTCTTCGACTGGTAGTCGCTCACGATTAAGCGGCACGTTGACAGAGTTACCATCGCTGGAATAGATCCATTCGATGTAAGAGGTAACAACAGAGAATTTAGATTCAACTAGCCCAACAATAGACTCAACAAACTCTTGGTCACCAGAAGCACGAACATCAGTTGTGTTGCTGTTGACATTGTAATCGATGTAGTTGTTGGTTTCTTGCTCAATGATAAAACCATTAGAACTATTACCTTGGACGATCAAGTAATCCTTGAATACACTTTCCATCCACTCAGCCCAACTTGCACGGTTGCACAGAACAGTTGTTTGACGATGGAGAGTATTTTGTCCTGCTGTAACACGACGTTCTAGCAGTTGAGATTTAATCAGGTCATCGAAATCAGATGTACCCAAAAAGATTCTATTTTCTGTTTCACTTTGGTTCATAATCTTACTCAAGTTTAAAATGTTATCAGTTGCATCCCATGCGTATCTTCTTAGAATTTTTTTACGACGATTTCTAGATCTACGTGCACGACGAATAGGCGATCTAGCTATAGCTGGAGGAGTCCCCGATGTCAGATTCCGTATCAATTGTTGGATTGGATTCGCCATTTTCTTCACCTATAAAATTATCTAAACTAGCTTGCTTCTTTTTCTTTTTTTCTTTTTTGCGTTCAATAAACGAATCATCGAAGTTGTGATTATTTTGCATAAACTCAAGATATGCATTGTGAAACTCTCCAGTCTCATCTTGCTCTTGCAGTTCAAATGCCTCAAAAGGCATGTCTTGAATTAGCTTACCTTTAATATAAGATTGCTTCTTTTCCTTAGCAATCCTACGCAAGAATGCATAGTAAATGATTTGTGTGAAGTATGCGAACGGGTTGTTAGATTTCGTAGGGTCAAAGTTATCGATATACTGAATGCAGTTCTCAATACCATCAAGAATCATATCGTCACGATACGAGTAGTTGATGAAGTTTGGTTTGTACGAAAGATGGTTAGCGATTTTTAATATACATTCACCGATGTAATTGCTAACGATTGGTTTTGGTAACCCCTTTTCTTTAGCTTCGTTTACTTGTTGTTTGTATTCTGATATCGCTTGCAAAAAGTCAGCGTTGTTTACGTAATGTGCCATAACATATATTTTCCTTTGTTTCCACAAAGCTAACCGTAAGTATACAATAACTTGTTGTGGAAGACAAGTTTTATTTCATTACAAAATAAACTTGCTTTTTTGTTGACTTGAGGGTAAACTAACGGAGTTAGGGATGATCGTTAACCCATTAGTGTTTAGTATCGTTACCTTCGATAAACACTCGGTGTTTCTCTTCTTCTGTCTCTTCAGCAATAGAACTTAGTTGTCTGATGGCAGAAATCTTATCTGTAATACTTTTAAGATGTTCCATTTCTTCATTATCAATAACAGACTGTGGATCTTGTCCACGTGGAGTGAAAGATATGTGTTGACTCTCTCTAACGATATTTAGATAGTGCGGAACGAATTGCTGTCGCAGTGGTTTGATGAAAAGAACATCTTTCTTATTTAAGACAAAAGATTCTTCTTCAGTGAAGGCGCAAAACGGAGCAGCTGTAATGTGCTCTTTGCCTGTTTCGAAATTGGGAATGGTGCGCACGACCATTGGATGGAGCAGTTGAATATATTCGTCGTCTTCTTGCTGGAGCGCACACATAATCTGCTCCCCAGACACTAATCTAACTACAACGTACAACTCGTTACCTGTTAACATTATAGATCTACCTCAACGACTTTAATATCAAATTCTTCTTCGGCATACGTTTTGTAACGTTCTGCCGCATGATTCAGCGTATGATTCTTCCAAGACTTCCAGTGCAAGTCGTCAGCTATGTCATACAAATTACACGCTTCCTTTCCGTCTTTCTTTCGCAATCCTCTACCAATAGATTGTAGGTTACGAATTTTTGACTTTGTTGGAGATGCAAAGATTACGTTCTCAATAGAAGGGATATTAATACCTGTTGAAAACGTACCGTAAGATGCGATGATGATTGCATCATCTTCATCCTTTGTAATATGTCTTATGGCTTCTCTGTCTGAAGTGTCAGTACCACCGTAAACGAAAAACACTTTTCGCTTATCGTGTACTTTATCCTTGATAAGATCGTAGAGAACTTTGCCGTGCTTTTCAACGTATTGAAAAAGAACCAGCGTGTTACCTTTAGAATTTACTGCCAGATTCCGAATAAACTTATTGCGGGATTCGTTCCCAACAAGAAAGTCCATCTCATCTTGGTACGTGTTTTTATTCCGTTCTTTACGAATCGACTCAGAGTATTTAAGCACTATACAAGTTATATTTAGGCTAGACAATCTTCCAGAATCCATAAGTTTCTTTGTCGTGATAACTTTATGAACTGGACCAAAGATACCTTCAAGAACTAGCTTGTGCACCTTTTTGTTGTCTAGTGTACCAGTTGTACCGATACGATAACGAATCGTATCCATCTTTTCCATAACAGTGGTCAAAGACTTGGCTTTAAAGCTGTGCGCCTCATCACCAAAAATAACATTGAACTGCCTGAACCAAGATTTTGGTTGTAAGTAAATAGACTGCCAAGTTGTGATCAATACACCTTTAGTGAACTCTTTAGAGAATCCACTGTACAACTTTTGACAGTGTGCGCCAACTGACCAACCATTTACGCTGGAGTAGTCCTCGAAGTCAGAGTACATCTGCTCAACAAGTGAAGTTGTTGGAACTATTAGAATGCATTTATTGCCTCTGCTGATGTGGTATCGCATTAGGGAATAAATGATGAATGACTTACCAGAGCCAGTTGGAGATAGCAGCACAACTCTCTCATCGTTGATGCCCTTGGTGATAGCATCAATCTGATAATCACGAATCTCAATTTTTTCTGGTAGCTTTAGAGTCTTGACGAAACCTTCGACAGTTTCGGTTGTATATTTTGGTTCGGGAAATATACTGTCCCCTTTCAGCACTAGCTGATATTCATTTCGTTCGCAGAAATGCTTTACATAATCGTAAAGACCAACATAAAGAGTTTTTCTTAGTTGATCGTACAGGCGAACCTTACCGTCCCACAATCTTGCTCTGTACTGTGGTGTAAATCTTGCACCTGGATATTCATACGTAAAGAAGTCGCAAAGTTCTTGCTCGATACTTGGGTCTGAAAAGACACGCACATAAACTTCATCTAACTTCTCTATAACAACTTTAGTCATTTAGTATACTGATTATAATGATACCCTTTCTCCTTACGAGTTTTGGATATCTTATCATTCCTCAATTTATATGTATATTCTTTAAGTTCCTCTGGATTTCCAAACGACATACCAGAAGCAACTAACTCCTTGTATTTATAGTAGTGTGATTTGGATAACTTAAGATCTAGTAAAGCATGTTTTATAGATAGATATCTTTTACCAAACAATTCGACTGGAATGGCATTACTTGTTATTTTACCAAGAAGTTTTTCTGACCTTGATTTAGCGCCAGCTTTTTGTTTGGCTGTTCTATCATCACCTTTTAATAGAGACTTCGGTGAAACTTTACCTTTCCTTGATGGAGGAATATTACCACCTTTAGCTATGTTCCATCCAATATTTTCTTCTGGGCGGTGAACCAGCTCTAGATTCTCTGCTTGTTCTTTAGTTAAATTTTCATAGAGAATTGTAGCGATAGCACCAGAATCAATACGGTTTTTAATATGTGCGTATTTGGTATACTTGGAGTGTGTCTGGATACGGGTATCAAAATCGCTAGTGATACCAATATATCCTTCCAACATTGGGTCTTTTTGGTCTGGATAGTGAATCCAGTATAAGCAGTACTTGTTCATACTCTTATTTAGGAAACCGCAGTCTTTATTTGTCAATGACCAGCTAGGAACATTTTCCACTGGATTGCACTTTTAATCTGCCAGTCTCTGGCTTTGATCTGTCCAAGAACGGATTCAAGATAATAAATCATTGTTTCAAGATACTCAATCTTGACCTTCATTGTATTTAGTTCGCTATCACCCGTGAGAAATTCGTCCATCTCATTCTTAAGAGGCTTGACGCCTTGCCACTGAGACCAACCAAGTTCTGTCAGTTCATCACGTGACAATTCGCCACGATAGTAACGAAATTTATTCTTACGCAGAATGTTATAGTCCGAACTCAACTTAGTGTGTTTGAGTTTGACGTTCACAAGTAGCTTAACGTACTTGGCGTGAAGTTTGGGGGTTGCTGTGGAGTTTTCGCCAAGGAAGTTGTCATCAATCTGACAGTCGGCGTCCCACATTTCTTGCAGTTGTTCAATATTCATAATGTACCTCAATTTGACTCTACCATTATACAGTAGAGTTGCAAAAAAATCAAATTTGATTTATAACATTTTATACCAACCAAATTTAAACGTTACGTTACCTACAAGGTATTGTACATCTTCATTGGTGGATGCAAATTGCAAAGAACTAATATTTGTTGGGAACACATCATAAAATTGGATAGTCTGAACTGCTAGATTGTTGCTATCTAAGATTTGCAATGTAGCATCAGAATAATTTTTAGCCAACTCACCGTATGCAGTAGTATCACTATTATTGTGAGTGATGTATTGATCGTAACTTTCTGGGAAACCCAGAGCAACGATCCAATTATACAAAGTTTTATAATTCTGCATATTCTCATCTACCAAAAACTGCAACTCTAAAGGTTGGTATGATAGAGTGTCACCTGGAATTGGTTGTCTTGAGAATGGAGTATAAAACTCTGGTTCACCTAGCATAATTCCTGGCAAGTTAGCAGACTGACAAAAGAATGTGATGTCAGGCAGTTTCTGCACAGAGAACTGGAAGCCGTTTGGTGATAACGGATTTAACTGGGAAGGAATAGATGTAGCCATACTTTTATTTAGGAAATAAAAATGGGGATCCGAAGATCCCCATTGAGTACCGAACTAGTCGGCTACCGATCACATTAGGTTAGTAACCTTAACTTTGCGGTAGTAGTAGTTGTTACCAGAAGCAAGACCATCAGCGCCAGCGTCGATAGTAGTGAATGGGTTAGCAACTAGACCGTAACGAGTCTTGAAACCAATCTTTGGTTGGAAGCTGTTTGGATCAACTGCACGAACCATTTGTAGAGGAACGTATGGGCAGTAGAACATACCAGCGTCGAACGCAGAAGTACCCTTGTAACCAACAACGAAGAATTGGTTAGCAGATACGTTTGCAGTATATGGGTCAACATAAACTTTGTACTTGCCGTTTAGAACACCAGCGAAAGTAGTAGAAGTGTCGTCAACAGTTAGGTTATTCTTGCCAGTTAGAGCAGAAGAATAATCTAGAACACCAGCCATCGCCAATGCAGAAGCAACGTCTGCAGAAGTGATGATGATGTTACCACGACCACGACGAGTTTGTTGACCGATAGCATTGGCTTCACGTTCGATTTGGAACATTAGACCCTTGAACTTTTCAACAGACCAACGACCGTTAGAGTCAACGTCTAGGTCGAAAGTACCAGCAGTGGCAGTACCAACTGCAGCACCTGCTTTAGCAGCAGTGTAAACAGTACGAACAACTTCACGGTTGATTTCAGAAAGGATTTCTGTAGAAAGGATGTTGCTCAATTCGCCTTCAGCGTCAAGACCGTGAACAGATTTCAAGTCTTGTGCCAATTCGATAGAGTATTCAGCCTTCAAAGCACGAGTCTTTGCAGTTACAGAAGTCTTTTCGATAGAGAATGCCATCTCACCGAAAGCACCACCACCAGAAGAACCTAGAGCTTCAGCAGCAGCTGTACCCATTGCAGTACCAGTAGTGTTATTTGCTGGATCCCAAGAAGAACCAGCGTGAGTGCCAGTACCAGAGAAGTCAGTATCTGCTTCGTTGAACAACGCTTCAGTACCGTTTTGAGCAGCGTAGCGAGACTTCATTGCGAAGATCAAGCCAGTTGGCTGAGTCATTGGCTGAACACCAGCGATATCATAAGCGATCAATTGTGGCATAGCACGACGAACCAAGCTGATTAGAACTGGGTCGAAACCTGCCATTTGTGCGTTAGTACCTGCGCCACCTAGAGAAACACCAGTACCACCGTTGTTAGTTGGTACAGCTTCGAAAAGGGCTTCGGCTTGTTTTTGCATTTCACGTTCTTGGTTTTCCAAAAGAACGGCTGTAACTTCCTTGCGGTAGTTATCTTTGAAAGCTGGTGCACCTTCGTGATTCAACACTGGTGCCCATTTTTCCATTAGAGCTTGACGAGTTGTCATGTTTATTTTCCTTTAATTAGATTTTGTTGAGTGCTGATAGATATGCAGACATTTTTGGATCGAAAGTAACTTTCTTTTCCTCAGTCAACACTTCTACTGGAGCGTCAGTAACAACAGATGGAACTTCAGTTTTCTTACCAGAGAAATAATTTTCACGGATAGTCTTTACTTTAGTCTCGTAAGTTTGTTCGTCTTCATAAGAAAGTTCTTCAACTAGGCTCATAAACTTTTCAGTTTCAGAGTCAGTCAATCCTTCACTGATAGACTTAACGATCTCTTGGCGCTTTGCTTCTGCCAAAGTCTTAGTCAACTGTACGTTGGCTTCAACTTGTTCGTTCAGCTTAGCTTCCAAAGTAGCGATTGATTCTTCCATCTCGCCAAGTACATCGTACTTTTCTTCTGGAATGTCAATATAGTGCTCTTCGAAAAGACCTTTCATGCCTTCGATGAAACTTTCTAAAATCTCAGACTTGATACCACGCTCTAGGGCTAATTCATTCTGTGCAATCCACTGCTCGGCAATATAGCCAAGATATCCATCAACTTGTTCAACAATCCCTTGAGTATTCTGCTCAACTTGCTCAGCAAGTTTCGCTTCGAATTCTGCTTCGATACGTGCAACTTCTTCGTTAACACGTGCTAAAACTGCAGCTTCATAAATCGTTGCAGCTTTAGTTTTAAAATCTTCTGTTAGCTCTTCACCATTGAAAAGCGCATCCATATCTTCTTTCATGCCTTTAACAGCATTACCTTGACGAACAGGAGTCTGGTCACCATTGTGTGGGTTCATAGAACCTGTTGGTGCCTTTTCTGCATCCTTTTCATCATCCACGTTATTACGTGCAGCATCTGGATTAGGTGTTTCGCCACCATTTGGTACAGCGTCACCTTGACGGATGACAGCCTTTTCGCCAGATGCGCCAGCGGCAACATCTTTTGCGCCTGTTTCAGCGCCAGCTAATTTAGCTTCATCTAGTTTTTGCTTTTTAGATTCAGCAAGAATCTGAGCAATTTTTTGTTCGATAGACATTCGTTATCTCCTGTAACTGGATTAGTTCTATTAAATTATTTATTATTTATCTGATTTTACTCAGAAAACTTTGGAAAGCGTGCAATTTTGCTTCCTCTAATTGTCGAGTAGAAGCCTTTCTAATAGAAGCCTGAACAGCTTCGATATGTTGCTCCACAAACTTTCCATCAATATAAATCCACTCTTTGTTCTCCATAATGCCACGAACGAAAGCGTCTGGGGCAGAAGGGTCTGCTACGATGTCCGCAGCAGTGGATAACATAAAGTCATCCTGAACAACATTAACTCCCTCTTTATTAAGAACGAGAGAGCCAAGTGCTCTTGAAGAAACGCCGAGATTGGCACCTCCATCTAGGAGACCACGAGCAATATTGCCCATCGGTGTTTCTAAAATTTTTGCTTTACCTACATAATTAGTACCTTCTTTACGAAGGTCAACGATCAAATGAGAGACACGATCTAAGTTAATAGATGGAGTGTCTGGGTGACCTAGTTCACCATACGCACGGTTGTTTTCAACTTGTTCTTTTAGGTAACGTGCAACTTCACGATCCATAACGTGCTCTGGATACATACGCTTGTTACGGTTCTGAATGTTAGACTGAAGGAAAACTCCTTCGATGAAGTATTGTTTAGGCTTACCTAAACCTTTGTCTTCAACAATAAGTTTTGCTTCTTGAATGTCTTCTCTAATTAGTTTCATATTAGACCTTATCTGGTGAACCTGACGCAGTAGTAGAAGCGCCAACACGAGTCACATCATCGTAAGAACCGTAAGTAGCAGTTTCGACTTTAGTGTCCCAACCAGCCAATTTACGCAAAACTAACCAACCAGTAACATCTTTTGCTGAGTGGTTATCAATGACAATGTCAGATGTATTGTCATTATTAACAGGGATGCCCATTGTATTGAATTCAATATTGATATCATTCTCAGGGGAGCAAGAAATAACACGTTTGTTATTTCGATCAACTCTAACATGCGCACCCAATTCACCTGAGCATACAAATTTAACTATGTCAACTTTTGGTGCGTCAGAGTTTCTTTGCTGTGTTGGTGCAGTTAGATCAGCGATAGTAATAGTGCCTGTTTCTATAGCAGAAGATGTGAAATGAATCACAGTCTCCTGGTTTGTGTTTTTGGTTGTTGTGAAAATGACAGCCATTTGTTATTCCTCTATTTGTTCAAGCACATGAAGGAAATTGCTACTGCTTTCTCTCATATACTCGATAATCTCTGTATGATTCGCCAATAAATTATTTAGTTGTTTTTGCGTTTCTTCAGAGATGGCAATGATAGATTCATCATTAAGAACGTAGTGGATCTTGCCTTCTACGATTCGGTCTAGTCTATTGAGTTGTCTGATTCTCTGAACAACTGGGTCAATTGTAAAAATGTTAGAAGAAGCCAATTTAATATAATTTTCTATAAGTGTATCTGTGACTTTAATGTCGTAATATTCTTTAATAATACTTGCTACTTTACTGTCAGATAGTTCTTCGTATAAGTCTTTTGATACTTGCTGTTCTAATTTTTCACTAATATATTCTTGCTTAACGTATTGCTTGGCTTCTTCTAAACTCTTGAAATTTGTTTCGTCGCCATCAACCAATACCTTTCCCTCACCAGTCATCTCAATAAGATGGCGATAAGAGCGAACACTCTCAACAATATTCGCTGGTTTGATAGTCTTAGTAAACTGTGTATAGTACATTACTTATTAGACTTTTCTGGGTGCTTGGCATAGTATGCACCAAGAGCCATCTTGATGCGTTCTTTTTTAGACTTGCCAGCAAACTTAGGATTGTCACTCTTAACAAAGTCACTAATGTATTCGCTGGCTGGTGTTTTCTTAGTCAAAACTTCATCTAACTGTTCTTCAGTTAGTGTATCGATAGTTTCTAAATCTAATTCTTCTTCTACTACTGGATCAGCAGATTGCGCTACAGGAGTCTTAAACATACTTTGTGCCATATTCTGGCGCATGTCGTCTAGTTTAGCAGAGATCTTTTCTGCCATAGCAGCTTGGAATGCAGATTCTGTTCCTGCTGCATCTTTAGCTAACATTGCTTTTACTAATTCTTGTACATTTTCATTCATAATTATGCTCCTGTTTGTGTGTCGCTCGTTGGGGCTTCAACTGCCTGTGGAGCGTTTGCTTGTAAATAATTTTGTTGAGCAGCTTGCGTAGCACCTGCTATCTCACCATCACGTGATGCCATATCCATATGGAAATCTTCTTCGGCATCCATTTCTTTTTGCATCTGTTCAATGTCTTCGTCAGTTTGTTGAAGAACATTACGCTTAACCCAATCAACAGAAAAGAACTTGCCGATATATGGTTCCATTTGTTGAATAGTTGCAAGACGAGCCATCAGAACTTCGTTATCTTTTAGTTCAGAATAGTGATTGTCTTCCACAAAGTCATAGCGGATATCTTGTTTGATATCATCCCACTCTTCTGGGCGCATAATGTTTTTAGCAGCCAACTGAATGCGCAGAGAATCGGTAAACAAGTTTGCAAATTTCTTACGTAGTCTGCTGACAAACTTATGAAACTTAATCTCATCACGGGAGATCTCAACAGAACGACCAATAGAGAACCCTTGTTGTTCTTGCAAACGACCAACAGGTACGTTCAATGCGTGATACAACTTGTTCTGGAAGTATTGGATATCTTCGATATCACCAAGATTTTGTCCACCTGGAAGTGTAGTAATTTCTGTACCCTTACCACCTTCACGGCGAGGCATCCAGAAGTCTTCCATCATAGACATATGTTTACGATCGTCACGCACTTCACCCGTTGTAGCATCATAAACAATCTTGTTGCGGAACTTGTTCATAATGTCCGTAACATATTGCTCAGCCTTAACCTTAGGTAAGTTACCAACGTCGATGTAGAAAATACGACGTTCAGGTGCACGACTAATACGGTAGATGACTAAAGCATCTTCAATCATCTTTAGCTGATTAACAGCTTTAATTGCTTTGTGTAGGTATGACATCATCATACCAGTGTTCTGGTCTAGGTAGCCAGAAGGAACATAAACAACAGAGTCAATGGATAGTTTGACACCTTGTGTTGTTTGTTCAGTAATACCTTTGTCGTTGAATAGGTAGAATTCTTCAACAGCTTTGATAACTTCAACGCCTTGTTGGTTTCTTTCTTTAACGACATTTTTAATACGACGAATCTTACGTGGATCAATGTATCGTAGTTCTACAATACCTTGCTTTAGATTCTTTTCGTCGATAAGAATTTGATAATAAAGACGCCCGTCAATATACCAAGAACGGAAAATATCATGCGCACGTTCTTCAAACTTTAGAACTTTAAGAATATTATCAAATTCTTCGCTAATCTTTTTCTTGATTGTTGGAGATACATCTAATCCATCAAGATTTATTTTGACGCACTTACCCTGCTCGTCTACAACGATTGCCTCGTTGACGATGTCCTCGATTGCTGAGTCGCAATCTGAATATTGGGAAACCTCACGATAACGGCGGATAAGGTCATTCTCGTTTTTGACGATACCTTCCACATCCATAACCATACCGTAATATCCACCAGCATTAACACCAGTGTTTATTACGGTACTGCCGTCGACTGGAGGTGGGGCTACTACGCTCCCCAACTCCTTGTCTTGCTTACGTTTGATCTCGAACCCAAAAAATTGCATTATATAGTCCTTCTATTAATTATAGAGGAATAGAGCCAACTGGTGTATCAACAGAAACATTAACTCCGAATCCAGAAGAAGCTCCAGTGCCTGATGTGAAGTAGTTGTATGTAAACTCTACATCAAATTGTTCAATAGCATTCTGTTGTTCATAATCTAAACCGATAGCAGAAATGCTAGTCGGGAACGCATCAACAAACTTGTATGTTTTGATGATAGAACCAGAACGGTCTAGTTGGTGAACCTGTAGGTCTACTTGATACTCAGTAGGATTTACTTTACCTAGAGTAGTGTCATAATTCTGGATACCAGATTGCCACTGCTCAAGAGCATTACGAATACCGAAAGTGGTATCGTTGTAAATTGTAACAGTCCATGGAGCGAAAGAACGCTCACCAGCAAAGTTAACTGGACGACCCTTAAACAAAACTGGAATAGTTTCGATTGTAGATGCTGGTAGCTGAGCAGCTTTACACAAGAACTGTGCACGTTGTCCAGCTACTGGTCCTAGCGTAACGAATGAAGGGAATGTCAGTTCAACACGGAACTGATTAGGGCGAGCACCGCCCCCGATCATCTGTGACTTAAAATCAGCAATATTTGCCATTTAATTCTCCTTTGTTCTTCTTATTTATTCTCTAATTACGCACCCAACTCAGTGAAGCTGATGCTAGAACGAGCAGCTACGAAGTTCAGAGTAATAAAGTTGATAGAACGATTTGGCTTGACGTAGATGTCAGCAACAAACTGGTTAGCGTCAATAACTTGACCAGTATTGTTAGTCTCATCACACTTAACAGCAAAGTCAGTAATACCACGACGACCTTGAATGTCACGTAGGAATGGTTCGATCAAGTTCTTAAACTGAGCACGAGTGAAACCATCGTTGAATTCGAATAGTTGGAACTTAGCAGCAGTAGCGATAGCTTTTTCCATAACGATGAACAAACGACGCACGTTGATACGATCGAACGCACTTGGCTTAGCCAATAGAGTCTTGTCGCCGAACAGAACAGTACCTTCTCCTGGGAAGCTAACAACAGGGTTAACACCAGCTTTATAAAGAGCGTCACGGTCTGTCTTAGTTGGGTTATGCGCCAACTTAACAACATTCTTGATCTGACCACGGTTTAGACCACCTGGAGAGAACCATGGGTCGTTAGTGTAATCAGTACGTGCGCATAGACCAGCAGTGTCACCGTTCAATGGAACCCAACGGTACTTATCGTTGTAACGGTCGTATTGATACTTGTAACCAGAATCCAGAACAGCATAAGAACTAGATGGTAGAGCGTTACGGTAAGCAACGATAGCATCTGTAGCAGTAGAACCAGTTCCGATGATTGGATCGCCACTAGAGATGTTTTGAGCAGAAGCAAACACAACGCAGTCTAGACGAGATTCAGCGATTCCGATAACGTAGTTAGCAACAGTAGTAGAAGCCTTACCTAGTGGAATTAGGGAGATATCGTACTGTACGTCATTAGCGAATAGACCAAATGCAGTCATTGTTTCACCGTCAGTAGCAGTCAAGCTATCAACACCACCACCAAGAGAACGAGTAACAGCACCAGATAAGCTAGAGAATGCTTTACCTTGAGCAGATGTACCCCAGTTAGCAGCTACAGCTGCTGGGTGATCCATCCAGTAGATGTAATCAGAACTTGTGTTAATAGCGTCTTTGTAATAGTTGTTAGTACCGTCAGCTTTCTTAGCATCACTTGCTTTAGAAACAAACGCATACTTTTCTAGAACAGTTCCTGGAGTACCAGTCCATAGACCATCTTCGTCGATAACCACAACGTGAACTTCATCATTAGAACCACCAATAGAAGCAGCGTATGTAGAAGTGCTTGGTGCAGCGTCGAAGTTAGCTTTGTATGTCCAGTTTGCAAATGTTGCAGAGTCAGCCATAGAAACTAGGATAGAGTTTCCTAGAGTACCTGGATAACGAGCAGCAAACTCACCAAAAGTGCCAGAACCATTTGCAAATGTTGTTAGGTAATCTTGAGAGTTGTTAATCTTAACACCAGAAACAGCAATAGTAGCTGTTGCAGTAGCAGTAGTACCAGATGCTGGAGCAGCGATAGTAACTGTTGGAGCAGTAGTGTAACCAGAACCTGCATTAGTGATTGTGATACCAGCAACACTAGAAGCAGAAATAGTAACACTACCAGCAGCTGCGCCAGTACCGTTACCAGTAATACTTACTGTTGGAGCAGTAGTGTAACCAGAACCTGCATTAGTGATTGTGATACCAGTAACTGCGCCACCTGCAACAGTAACTGTACCAGTAGCAGTAACGCCACCAGCAACCTGTGGGGCGCTGAATGTTACGTTAGCAGTAGTATAGCCAGAACCACCACTAGAGATAGGTACTGCAGTAACGCCGCCACCAGAAAGTGTGGCTGTACCAGTTGCTTGAATACCACCTGCATCTTGAGGAGCAGAAAACGCAACTGCTGGAGCAGTAGTGTAACCAGAGCCAGCGAGGTTGATAGTAATAGTAGAGATGCTACCAGACTGAACCGCAACAGCGTTACGTGCTGCTGTAGAATCAGTACGAGACACTAAAAGGCTATTTGTGTAAGATAGGAAGTTAGCAGCAGTAAAGAATGCCTGAGCGTTAGCATCAGTAGGTTTACCGAAAATGCGAACTAATTCGCCTTCGGAAGAAACGCTAGTAGGAGCCAATACTGGACCCCATGCAAAAGCACCAGCGAATGCGCCACGAGAGCTAGAAACTGCTGGAACGATTGCTGAAAAATCTTTTTCAACGACTGCAACGCCTGGAGATAGTTGGAAAGGCATTGTAATTCTCCTTATTTAATAAGTTTTACTCTAGACAGGTTTTATGTCTACATATTTTATTTATGATTTACAAGTTTTCATTAGAAGTTTAATGGCGCAGCTTCCTGTCCATCGTCATAAAACCCAAATGGAGTCAATTCGTCTTCGATCGCTTGAATTTTCTTTTCGTACATAATCTTGCGAAGATCTACATTATTTAGTTCTTTGAAATATGGCTGTGTTGTGAGCCATCCGAATAGCACAAGAGGCATAACTAAGTCATCGTGATACCCTTCGTCTGCCTCGTAAGAACCCTTCTTTTCGATAAAAGTAGAGATTTCGGAGATGGTATCCGCATCATTAATAATCATCTTTTTCTCTTCAACCATAGACTTAAAGTTATGGCATCCGATTCGTTTAACACGCTTGTCTGTATTCACACCTAAACGTGTTTTTCCTCCACCGAAACCGCCACCTACATATTGTCCAGTAGATGAACTGTTCACCATTAGGATATTTTCGTATTCTAGCTCGGCATGTAAAATATATGCAACTTGTTCGCTGATGTTAGTTTCGATCAGCACATATGCTTCGTTATATTCTTTTGCAACTTTGTGTATAACGTTCGGGTAAAGAAGTGGACTAATCTCGTTGTTGCGGTACTTAGCCACGATTCTGTACGGGGTTTCTGTGATATCAATAACTTGGAAAGCCGAGTGGTCTCCACCAACACCCTTTGCTACGTCTGCAATCAGACAGTAAGTATGCCCAGCAGAAGGTCTAACATAAACGTCTAGTCCATCTTTCTGATGGATTGTTGGGTCTATAGACATCTGTGAGATAATATCTGCATTGATTAGGGTTAGGCTAGATCCAAGGAACTTACAGGCAACCTCTTGGTTGTATTTGAGTTCGCCCAGCATCGCTTTTTGTTCTTCAGCCCACTTTTCATCACGACCTGGAATCTCCCAGTAAGGAATGAACAGCGGCACAAAACCATTGCGCCCGTTCTCAGCGTCGTTCCAGAACTTCCAGAAGTGATTGTAACCCAACGGTGTTGAAGACAGCAAAATCTTTGTAGTCTGACCAGCAGAAATTGTTGGGTAAACAGAAGTGAAGAACTGTTCAGCAACCGTATTCGGAATGATCGCAGCTTCATCAACGTATAGTAAGTTAACAGACTTACCACGAATACCAGAAGCAGCAGTTGCTGCAGTGAAAACTTTAGACCCGTTCTCTAATTCGATGTCACCCTTGTTCCAAGTAGTAACACCTTGCTGTAGCCACATTGGTAGGGCTTCGTACATAATCTGGTAACGATCCAAAACTTCACGAGCAGCAGTAGCCTTATTGGCTAGAATGGCTACGTTTTTGTTTGGTTGGAATACTGTATACCAAAGAATGTATGCAGCGGAAGTCGTGGTCTTTCCTTGCTGACGACCTTCCATAAGAATAACCTTACGGTTGTTATGGATGACGTCAATCTTTTTCTTCTGGCAATCATATAGCTTGAACTTAATCAAACCATGGTCAAGAGAGACGATATGGCAATAATTTTCAATGAAGTAAACTGGATCCTGGGAACACTTAATGTATTCTTGGATCTGCTCTGGTGTAAATGCTATCTGGACACCAGCTGCCTTCAGGTTTGGATTATTATTATAAAACTCAGCCATTTAGAATGTGTCTAACCAATTCTCACTTGTTACGGTTACGGTTTGCGTGTCGCCTGTTGCGGTATATGCTCTGTTAGGGTTAGAATAATCTTCGTTGTTTCCAACAGAAGCATTAACTTGTGTAATAACACTTTGACCAGAAACTGGACCAAACAGGTTCATCTTCATAGTGAAGTTCAAGGTATGAGTTACAAATCTTCTTTCTTGGAAAGAACCGTCATAATCATCTTGTACTGATACTGTATTTAGAACAATAGGAATATCTGTCTTGATACCTAGTGAGTCTATGGTATTGATCGTTAGCGTATATTCGGGAGTGAATGTTGGTAAAATCTGCTCAAGGATTTGTAGACCATCTTCTTGAGTTTTTGTTAGAATATACAGATTGATTCCGACGTTATATGGGACTGGAGTATACACAGTTGATTGGACGTTGGAGTCACCAGACTTAATTTTCTGCATACGATTTGTTTTACGAGAAGAGTCGTACGAGTAGTCTGTGATTTCAAATGACATTCTTGGCAAAGAAATCATTGTATTATTTTCTAGATTAGGGTCTGAGTCTAATCTAACTAACCATTTTTCTTTTGGTGCGTATGCCAAAGGAACTTGCAATCTTTGCATCGTTGTTCCGTTTACAGAATCACCTTGTTTACGGTCAATGTAGATGTCACTAAACAAACGCCCGAATGCTACAATACCCTTTCGGATAGTGCCATGGTAGTAAACGCTTCCATTAAGCATTGTTTATCTCCCCGAATGGGTTAGAATCATCAAAGTTAATAACACTTGAAGACTGCTGTTTAAACTTATTGTTGTCGCCGAAAGATTCTGCTTTATCGATATTAATTTCAATTTGAGACTCAGCCTGTGCGCCAGTACCACCACCCCCAACAAAGGTTACTACTGGTGGTGTTTGATAACCTGTTCCACTACTAATAACGTTGACAGAAGTTACCTTACCATTAACAACTACGGCTTGAGCAGCTGCTCCACTACCAGTAGAACTAATTAAATTAACTGCTGGCGCAGATGTGTATCCGTTTCCATTGGCGGTGATAGTAATAGATTTAAGACCGCCAGTCTGGTTTCTAGTTGTGTTAGTATTGAATGTTTTAAGAGTTTCAAATGTATCAACCTGAGCGATACCAGTGTCGATCTGCTCAGATGCATATTGAAACAATTCAACTTGTAACTTGTAAACATACAATTTACCCAGTTGATAGAATGGGTCTTGATGTTGAACGAATTTGATCTCGAACAAACCTTTAGACAGTGGGAAATAAATTAAATCACCTTCGTTTGGTCTGGTAGGAACAGTTGTAACTCCATAACGACCAACGAACTGCTCCCAGCGACGACGAGCAACGACTAAAGTCGCAGATTGCTCCATCATCAGACCGAACTTCTGAATAAATGCACCTTGTCCACCGAATGAGTCTACATTCTCGAAATACATTTCAATAGGGAATGCGCTCTTAAACTGGCTTAGGCGATCTTCTCCTAGAATCTCATCTTTTGAAACTAGTGTTCTTGGAATGTACATAACCTCTTGACCATAGATGCGCAATGATTCTATGATCAAGTCTTCGACTAGGTACTGCTCGTTTCGAGTTCCCTGTGAGAAGTATACATTTGTTGTAGACATTTTAGCCCATCATAAAGTTTAGTGGAGCAGACTTATTAGTTAGGTCTTCTTTTAGTTTAGAGATTTCTTCTACGGCTTCTTGATACAGAGAATCTCCGTCAAGAGTAACACCACCTGGAAGCTGGATACCTTTAAACTTTTTAATGTTGATCGCCCACTGACGTTTGAATAAGGCGATTGTGTAATCTTTCAACCAGTTGTCGTTCCAAACTTTAGACCACTGATTTGGATCCATAGCACGATAACCTTTAATGATCATATAGTCACCCAAGACTACGTTCTGTTTCCAGTTTATGTCCAAATATAGGCGATCTTGTAGTCTGTTGTATCTAAAGCTGTCCTTACCGTTTAGAGTGAAGTCTAATAGAGACAGGTGATTCATAACAGTTTGATAGTAGATGATAGACGTAGAAGTCAAATCATACAAGTCGTTCAAACGTAGTTGATATTGTAAATCAAAGATATTTCTAGAAGAAGATGCAGATCCGATAGAAAGAACTTCTGTTACACCGAATACGTGGTCTGGAATATTGATATACTTGTTATCGTACTCACGCAATGTGATTGGTGTGTTAGTGTCTAAAGTTGCTGTGATGGTTGTGCCAGCTAAAACTTCTCCGCCTTGGAATGTCCCTTTTACATCTCTAACCAACAAAAGGTTACCACTAGAAGTTCTGTGGTCTTTTGTGACAGTTGCTTTAGCGCCAGAAGATAGACCAGTGACAATCTCTCCAAGATTAAAGGTTGCTGCGTTATTTGTTGTTAGCGTCATTTCTGAAGCACGAATCTGTTGCTTCATATACATTTCTTCGATACCATCGTAGTGGTATAGACGCCAGTAATCAATGGCTTCGTCTAGACGATCTTCCAGTTGATCATCGTCTACGTTAATTTCTACCACAGGAGCGCCAAGTGCTCTCAGCGCATACTGTTTAAGACTTTCTCTTGAATTGACTGCCATTTTTATTCGCCTTTCAGTGCTTTTACTTCAGCCTCAAGTGCTTCGATTCTAGCTTGTTGTTCTTTCCAGCCTTCGACTAGGATAGCTACAACCTTATCGTAGTCAACAGTTTTAACTGTTTTTTCTGGTTCCATAGAATTAGTTTGCATTTCTTCAACCAGTTCAGGAACAGTCTGTTCGATTTCTTGAGCGATGAAACCATAAGCACGTTTCTTAGTCTTTTTCCAGTCGAATGTAACACCACGTAGGTTACTCAACAAATGGCTTGCATTGCCAATAGTTTCAACATTTTCTTTTAGGGAAATGTCAGAAGTAACTTGGTGACCAGAGCCAAAAACAACACCACCGTTAGTGATGTAAGCAGGTTCACCGCCGTTAGTTCTAAAGATCCAAGAACCACCGTTAATCAAACCAAAGTATAGGTGAGAAGAGTGCCACTGTAGTTTGTTGTTTTCACCAATCCAGTTACCAGCGTTACCGATAAGAGCAGTACCAGCAGCTAAAGATAGGTTACCGTTCATAGTATCGCCAGCTTTATTCAGTGGCGTGAAACCAAGAGCACCAGTTACGTCACCAGAAGTCAAAGTAACAACGTTAGTTCTTCCGTTGAAAGAAGTAACCATCGCATTACCAAGATAATTCCAGTACGCATCAGTACCGTTAGTAGTCAGAACGTAACCGTTAATTCCAGCAGACTGAGCAGGTAATAAGTTAGTACGAGCAGTAACTGCAGTAGTTGCTCCAGTACCACCGTTAGCGATAGGCAGAGTGCCAGTAACACCGTGAGTGTTATCAGCAGAGCCGTTGAACGATGCAGAAGAAGTGCTTGCCAGGTTGGTTAAGAAGTTTCTAGCAGTCTGCAGAGTAGTCGCAGTAGATGCGTTGCCACTCAATGCAGCAGTGATAGTACCAGCGCTAAAGTTGCCAGAAGCATCACGAGCAACGATAGTAGAAGCAGTGTTTGCGCTTGTTGCATTGCTTGTTACAGTGAATGTAGCAGCACCAGAACCGTTGTAAGTAGTAGAACCACTTAGACCAGTTCCAGATGTGTTCAATGTCAAGGTTGCTAGAGTTCCACCAAGAGCAACACCAGAGATTGTGTTGTTAGACAGAGCGCTGTTTGGAATGTTGGTGAACGTGTTGCTTGCACCAGACATTGTCTTGTTGGTTAGAGTGTCAGTTGTAGCACGACCAACCAACTGATCAGTTGCAGCTGGTAGAGTTAGAGTACCAGAAGCAGCAGCTGAAGAAACAATAGTAGTTGAACCGCTAGTAGAACCGTTAAGAACTAGGTTAGTACCGAAAGTAGCAGAGCCAGTTACTCCAAGAGTACTAGAAAGAGTTGTAGCACCAGTTACACCCAGAGTACCACCAACAGTAGTGTTGCCAGTAATAGAGCCAGTACCTGCCACATATAGCGGCTTGTTCAGTTCCCAACGATCGCCAGTAGAAGCGTAAAGGATAGTGGCGTTAGCGCCAGCAACAGTCAGACCTGCGCCATTAGCAGCAGCTGCAGTAGCAGCATTCTTAGCGACAGTAATGTTAAGGTCAGCAACATCCAAAGTAGTTGCGTTGATTGTTGTAGTAGTACCAGAGATTGTTAGGTTACCAGTAACAACCAAGTTGTTATTAACAGTAGTAGTACCAGTTGCTGCACCAATAGAAACTGTAGTAGCTGCACCGCCAATGTTTAGAGTAGTAGCAGTTGCGTTGACTAGGTTGAACGTAGTCTGAGTAGTAGTCAAGCTACCACCGTTTACCGCTACGTTACCGCCGATAGTTGTTGCACCAGTAACACCCAAAGTGCTAGAAAGAGTTGTAGCGCCAGTAACACCAAGAGTACCACCAACAGTCTGGTTGCCAGTGATGCTAGAAGAAGCAGCAGTCAAACCACCGTTGTGGGTAGTAGCGCCAGTGAAAGTAGAGGCACCAGTTACTGCAAGAGTAGAACTTAGAGTAGCTGCACCAGTTACACCTAGTGTACCAGCGATAGCAGTGTTACCAGAGGCAGAAGCCACAGTAAACTTGTTAGTTGCAACAGAGAAGTCACCCGCAACACCCAGAGTGCTAGAAAGAGTTGTAGCACCAGTGATACCAACAGTACCAGAGAATGTTGAGTTGCCAGTATGACTAGAAGTTCCAGCAACAGACAGGTTATTGTTGACAGTAGTAGTACCAGTAGCAGCACCAATACTCAAAGCAGTTGCAGCGCCAGCGAAGTTAACAGTAGTTGCAACAGTATTGAAAAGGTTTTGAGTAGTATTTGCACCGACGATAGTACCAGGACGCAGAGTCAGTGTAGCAAGAGTTGCATTACCCAGTGTCAGAGTTGTTGCTGCACCGAATGCGTTAACAGTAGTGGCAACTGTATCGTAAACAGATTGAGTAGTGTTAGAACCGACGATAGTACCAGGACGAGTCAACAGAGTTGCCGCTGTTGCGTTACCCAAGTTGATAGTTGTTGCGGCTCCACCAATGTTTAGAGTAGTGGCAACTGTATTGTATAGGTTTTGAGTAGTATCGCTACCAACCAGAGTACCAGAACGTAGAGTTGTAGTACCACCAGAAGCACCCATAGCGATAGTGCTAGCAGCACCAAGCAAGTTAGCTGTTGTAGCAGTAGTATTAAATACAGTTACGTTTGTCTGGTTAGTTAAGATGTCTCCACCGTTGACAGAGATGTCACCGAAGATAGAGAAAGTTCCATCACATACGATATTTTTAACAACGCTAATACCACCAGCAAAACGAACAGAACCGTCGGCTGATGTTGTTGCGTCAGTTGTATTAGTGAACGATACGATGCCGTTGTTAAACGATACGTTAGGGTTGTTGATAGTCAACAAACCGCCAGCAGTAGAACCAACGTTTACGTTAGTTGTAGAACCAGTCAAACCGCCAGTAGCCAAGTTTAGAGTCTTGGTTGTTGCGCTAGCAGTTGCGCCAGTTCCAATATTTGTGGTTTGTGCACCAGTAGATGTAGTACCGATGTTTAGTGATGTAGCTGCACCGAAGGCATTAACAGTTGTAGCAACAGTGTTGTATACGTTCTGAGTTGCGTCTGAACCAACCAGAGTACCAGAGCGTAGAGTTGTAGTACCACCCGAAGCACCCATGGTGATCGTTGACGCAGAACCGCCAACAGTGATAGATGTTTGAGTCGCATCATTTAGAACAGAGTTCGCAGTCAATACTGGAACACCGTTAACTTCAAACACTTTACCAGTAGCAACACTAAAGTCTTCAGAAGAATTCCAAGAATTATTAGAGTTCAGCCAAATGATAGTCTTATCAGTAGTACCTTTCAGAGTGATACCACCACCGTCAGCTGTAGTATTAGTTGGTGATGCAACTGAGCCCAACTCAATGTTCTTGTCGTCTACTGTAACCGTAACTGCATTGATCGTTTCAGTAGTACCGTTGACTGTGAACGTTCCGTTAACAACCAAGTCATTACGAACCGTAGTAGTGCCAGTAGCGGCACCAATAGAAACAGTAGTAGCTGCGTTACCAATGTTCAGGGTAGTAGCATTGGTATTGAATAGAGTAGCAGTTGTTGATGTAGTAGTTACATCACCACCATTAACTGCGATATCTCCAGCCAGAGTTGCATTATTTGCAGCAAAATCGCCATTGGCATCACGAGCCATAATAGCGTTAACTGTGTTGTTTGGGGTAGAGTTAAGAGACAGTAGAGGGTTGCCAGAAATACCATCGCCGTTAGTGACGGTAATACCTTGACCAGAAACGGTAATTGCTCGGCTAGTAAATGTGCCTTTAGACTGGCGAACCACCATACCTGCTACAGTGTTTTGAGCTAGACCACGTGTTTCTACACCAAGCCATTTTTCAAAAGTGATTGCGTGTAAATCTAGAGTTGTTGGTTGTGAAGTTAACTTCCAAACAGTTTCATTATGTGTAGAACCTTCTGCTACATAAACAAACATTCCTTTTTGAATGTTATAAATCTTATCAAAATCGAAAGCACGAACCCAAGTTCCTGGTAGATCTACAACAGTGTAGATACCGTTCTTAGACTGATCAGTCTGTCCAGCAACTAGAACACGATCACCAACAGATAGAGAAACACCATCAACAGTCTGCACGCCAGCCAGCGTGATGTTAGAAGTAGAGATAACTCTAACAGGTAAACTCTTGTAAAGAGTATTACCCATAACGATTTCACTACCACCTGGAGTAGTGCCATCGTGAAGTCTCATTACTCTATTTGACGTATCAAAAGTCGGCTCGGCGTTAGCGCCAGTGAATGTTTTGTGTTGGTCGTAAGTACCACGTCTTAATTGAATTTGTGTTGGCATTTCTTATCCTTAAGCAAGTGCTCCAAAATCTACAGTATTAAATACCCCAACAGGTTCCATATTATCATACGTGATAATCGCAACAATAGGGACGCCGAACGCATCATATGCTGCGGCAGAAACGATATCGCCGTAGTCACCCTTTGGGTAACCAGAGGCTGACGCTGCGCCATCGGCATACGCTTTATTGACAGCGTCAGTATTTCCGATTGGAGCAGATAGAGCGGTAATTAGATTACCATTCATAGACAGCGGCACATCGAATGTGATCTGACCACCACCGAATCTAGCGATGACAGTACCGCCTACTTGGAACTGAAGAATGGTATTGTTTTGGGCGTCGGTCGTGAAAGTGACCGCACTATTAGAGGAGGGTTGTGTAAAACCACGAGAAGCAAATGCTTCGATTTCGTTGTTAGAATTTTTAAAATAAAGAAAGCCGTCAGCGTAGTTAAGAGCAACTTCGCCGTATTCTAAGTCAGTGACAAGGGGTTTCTTTGTCGTTACTGACGATTTTTTAAGGATAATCTTATTTGACATTATTTCTTTATTCTAAAAAGAACAACAACCTAGTAGTAAGAACTACTGGGTGGGAATTTCACCCACCCATTATCACTTATTTAGCAATAATTAATAAGTTCCACCATCGATAGTGAAACCATCGATAGTAGAAGTAGAAGCACCAGCGCCTGTCAAGTTAGCAGAAGCAGTAATGTTTCCTGTTACCGCTAAAGTAGAGCTAAGAGTAGTTGCACCAGAAACTGCTAATGTAGATGTTAGTGTAGCAGCACCGTTAGCAGCAAGAGTCGTAAACGCACCAGTAGAACGAGTAGTAGCACCAATTGGTGTGTTATTGATAGTACCACCAGAGATAGTCAATGCATCGTTGATGTAGGCATCAGCGATGACAGAACCGTTCCAAGTACCAGTAGTAATAGTACCTAGAGTAGTGATAGAAGACTGACCCACGTAAGTAGATGCGATATCGATACTGTCAGCGTTTACGGTGATACGGTTAGCTGTTCCAACGATATCCAAGACACCAGAAGTGAATGTCAAACCAGCGCCAGCAACAGTGGAAGCTAGTTGAATTGTATCACTTGCAATTGTAACACCGTTACCAACTTGTGCTTCTAGAGTGTAACCGTTCTTGATAAGACCAGCACCAGCAATTAGAGTGCCAGAAGCAGAGAACAATGTCCAGTTAATCGCATCAGTGCCGATAGTAACAACGCTATCAGAAACAACAACGAAACCAGTGTTATCGTTAACAGTACCTTGTTCAACGAATACGAAAGTTCCTGGGTTTAGTTCTGCTGGAGCGTCAGCATCAGTAGAACGAGACCATGCGCCAGCAGCAACAACGTAAATACCGTTTTGAGAAGCAGTGCTTTGATCTTTAACAAGAACACGATCACCAACAGACAGAGTTACACCGTCAATAACCTGTGTGCCAGAAAGAGTGATGTTACCAGTTGTAGCAGCTTTAACAGAGTTCTTGATATCAAGACCAGAGCGAGCAGCGTCAACGTAGTACTTTGTAGCAGCATCTGAGTCAGCAGTTGGTTCTGCCAAGTTAGTGATCTTCTGACCACTCATATTCACGGCAGAGCTAAATGTAGCAGCACCAGTTACTGCCAATGTTCCTGCAATAGCGGTGTTACCAGAACCAGCTGCAACTGTGAATTTGTTACTGTTAACAGAAAGGTTACCAGTCACATCTAATGTGCTGGATAGAGTAGCTGCTCCTGTTACACCAAGAGTGCCAGCGATAGATGTATTACCAGTAGAAGCTGCGACGTTAAACTTGTTGGTATTAACGCTAAAATCATTTGTTACTGCTAGTGTACCAGCAAGAGTGCTGTTTCCAGTAACACTTAATGTACCACCAACGCTAGTGTTACCAGAAGTAGCAGCAACTGTGAATTTGTTAGTATTAACAGCAAAGTCACCTGCAACACCAAGTGTAGAACTTAGAGTAGTTGCACCAGTAACGCCTAATGTTCCACCTAGGGTTGTATTACCAGTTACACCTAATGTGCTGCTTAAAGTAGTCGCACCAGTGACATTTAGTGTTCCACCAACAGTAGCATTACCAGTTACACCAAGAGATGAAAGACCAGCAAGACCAGTAGTTGTAGAACCAAGGGCTAGGGTAGAAGAACCAAGAGTGATTGTCTTCGCAGAGACAGCACCAGCAGTTACAGTAAAGTTAGCTGTGTCAAAAGAAGCGACACCCTTGTTAGTAGTGCTTGCATCTTCTGCAGAGATTGTTAGAGTATTTGCTGTAATAGCAGTATCGATACCCTCACCACCAACGATAGCTAGAGTTTCTGTTAGCAGAGAAATGCCATCAGAACCAGTGTCACCTGTTAGGTTCAGTGTTGTTGCAACAGAAACAGATCCAGCTGCAGTCAAACGACCTTTACTATCAACAGTGAATGTTGGGATAGCAGTTGCGGAACCGTAAGAACCTGCTGTTACACCTGTGGTCTTAAGTGCTAATGATGTAGTACCAGCTTCGTCATCGTATGTTGCGTCAATCTCATCAGAGTCAACGATACCCCCGCCAGCAACGTCCTGGATGAACTCAGTCAGGCTAGTAGTTGCGTCTGTGTATAGGTTGCTGATGATAGTCTTACCAGTACCATTAGGAGTGATGTTAATATCACCGTTGGTATTAGTAGAAGAAAGAGTGCTACCAGTTAGTTGTAAATTACCAACTAACCACTTGTCGATAGAACCAGTTGCAGAAAGAACTGGAATAGACTTAGCAGAAGTATTAAGTGTACCACCAGATCCACCAGCGTCTACTAAACCAGTGTAGTATTTACCACCGATGATAACGTGGTTGACTGCATTACCTGCAGTCTCTGTGCCCATACCAATGTATAAACGATCACCGCCGTTTGATCCATTGTCAGCTAATGCTGAGTACGCTAACTCACCAGCGCCCAGCGTTGCTGGGTTGCCAGATGTGCTAGAACGTTTAATTCTAATAATAGAAGCCATCTATGTTCTCCGTTAAAATTCGCCGCCTTCCATATTCTGCGCATCAAGCGTAGTTGTGGAAGTCCATCTATTTGTTACTGTTCTGTATACTAAAATCGACCCATCTATCTTACCATTAGTAGTTGTATCTACGTCTGCGACGCTATCAAGAGATTCTACTACTGCTGGATTGGACACGGTTGATGACGCAAGTGTAAGAACACCTTCGGATACTGCGACCTGAAGAGCTTCATCGGATTGTACAATAGCAATTGTATCAGACATTTTAAATTTGGGTAATCTGAGGATTTACTGTTACGATACCTTCAACAACTCTAGTTTTAGAGCCAGAAGGTGAAGTTATTTCTACATCATAAAGCCATCTTCCAGCAGGGATAGCCTCTGATTGTTGGGGAGTTAGTTGTAGACGAACTTTACCTTGTTCTGCGTTGAACACAGATGCAGTAAAGTTATAGGCTGTGCTGGACTGATATGACTTTCTCATCTGAGAAGCCACGCTATACCCTGTTAAATTTAGAGGTTGACCGTTGGTCGCTGCAACTGAAATAATGTTGCTATAACTAGCACCAGCGTCAACAAAAAGGTTACTAACAGTTGCCATCCAATTCCCCGAAAAACTATTTTTATACTTCTTATTTATAAACGAAGGGATTTTGTAGGATAGGTGATGTATAAATACTTATTAGCTGCGAAGCGATTTTTAATTTTAATGGAGATAATATGTCAAACGACCAAAATTCTGAAACTCAAGATCAAAAAGATCTTACACCACACAAAGTAACCTTGGAGAAAGACCTTTTTCCAACTAAATTAGCTGTTATAGAACGAAGCAATCCGTCTGAGCTAAACGAAAAATTATTGGCTTTGATAAATAAAATGTTTGAAGAAGGTTATTCTGGCGAATTGTTCGACTATGAAGACCCAGCAGTTGACGAGTTTAAAGAAGAAGTATTCAGCATTTGTTCCCATTTGAATGGGTTCGGTTTCGAAGAATCCTTTCCTCGAATCATTAAGTCTCAAACCTTATTTCAACAACAATTAGAACACATTCCAGCCCACTCTTATGAGTTCGCTCCCGCTGTTCTAACCTTCGTTCTAGCGAACCCAGAAAGAACACCGTTCACTTATTTTATTGATCCACGAGGTGGAATCCAAGCAGTAAGAACATTGACCAATCAAAACTTAGTAAACTGCTCTTACGGTCTATCTGCCAAAGAAAATGAAGTTTTGGCAACTCCAGGACATCTAGTCAGATATACCGAAACAAACCTCAACCAAGGAAGTTATGTTTTACTTAACGTCTTGGTTGGGTTCGTTAATTAAGCAGCTACAACAGGAATTCCTACAGGTTTTCTAACCTTCCAGGACTTTTTAGTTCCGTTGCTCTTGACAAATTCAATGTCAATTACAGGGACAGAGGTTACGTCGTCATAGCGGATCTTCTGTCCCTGTATTTCAACGAGCACTAGACCGTCTGTCATAATAAACAAAGCTGCGGCAAGCAATGCCAAGTTCCACGTGAACATATTTTCACATCCAGCTTTCCAGAGATCATCTTCTAAGAACAAGCAAGAACCCATACAAAGTTGCAGTACTGGGCAATTAGGACATTCCTCACGTGTGCTCCAGTGATGTGATGTATGCAGACGGATAGCATCTACATCTTCAATATTACCGATATTGTGTTTCGTTAAAGAAGATGTATTTTGGCAAGTTGTTGCATTACCCTTCATATCGATCGCTAAGATATCCTCACGATCCATACCGCATTTCTGTCCTAGAATTTTTGCTGGGCGCTGTTCAGAAATAGAAGAAAAGAAGTTTTTAACCTTTTGCGTTACTGTATTGCTAAAGTAATTTGCGCCAGTAATAGTCTCCCAGAAAACACTATGGATAGCCTCTTTAGCCTCATCTGAGTTTGAAATAGAGTGAGTTAATCCAGAGGCATCGTATGGTAGTAAGAGTTCTTCTGTATTGACGATAATATGATCGTCTGGGATTGCGCCGTTCAATTTCTTAGAAATAAACTGCTTAACAGCTACCAATGAGACATTTTCTTTCGTGAGAACTGAGTTAAACCCAACTCTATTTGGTCCCAATTTCTTAAGTGCATAGATGATTCCATCTCTCATAGTTAAATCATCTAGTGGATCTGGACCACGATTTTGGGCGTGTAGTGGTCCATCGTGAGAGATACCAACATTAAAGTTCATTCGATACAACCAATCAACTTTATGGCGATCTAGCAAAGAACCATTAGTGATAATGTTGAATGTTGCCATCGGATATGCTCGTCTAACCTTTTCAGCTAGTGGCTTTAGAGTTTTCCAATAAACAAATGGCTCTCCACCCCAGAACTCGATTCTGATAGGATCTATAGGATCAACTGTTAGATTCTTTTTGATACTTTGGATCAACGCTTCAGCATCTTCAGGACCACCAACTGGATCATGTGGTTGATGCGCTTGGTTGCAATAAGAACAAGCAAAGTTACACTTAAGACCCATCGTGATCTTTAGTGTAGAAACTTTTTTACTTTTTCGCCCATGAAGCTCTGGGTCTTTTGGATTAGTGACTTTAGCAGCAATCCAGTTCTGCTCTTCAATCTTGTAAACAGCGTCTTTGCCAATATGCTCTAGAGATGGTCGTTCGCCAGTCTCTTCCCAAAACACTTCAGAAGTCATTGGGTCATACATCATGACTTGTTTCACATCATTAGACCCTTGTAAAATCAATTTATATTTCATAGTTTACCTTTATAAATACATTCATACTGAACTATTTAGGAGTTATCATGGACATGGATTCTGCGAAAGATATAATCTACACTCCATTAGATTTACCAACGCCACCAAAAGTTGACATCCCGTCATTTGTTGACTGGATGAAACACAACAAAAAAGTTATTTATTCCAACGAAATCCAAGTGGCAAAGATGGGTATCAAATATCCATGGCTGAATGTCACCGTTGATATGGCAGATAAAAACAACTATCTGACGAACAACCTACGAAAAGAATTTCCAGAGATATATGACTACTACTTTAATTTTCCAGTAAACCCTGGATCTTATATCTTTACTGTGCAGTATGCAACTGAAACAGTATTCCCACATAGTGATCATGATAAATTTTTTGGACTTAGATACTATCTAAACTTCTCTGAACAAGACACTGGGCTTTATTTTATGAAAACAAAAGAACGCCTTGAAGATGTTCCAGATAAATTTAAAGAAGGTAAAAAACTTATTGAGATTACTGACAAAGTTAAAATCCATCCAAAACAACTACCTTACCCTCATGCTTGGTTTTTAAATAACATTAGAGCACTACACGGAGTAGATGCTAAACCAGGCACATTTGGCGATAGAATCTCAGTGATACCCTCACCTAGTAATGGAGGTTACAAGATGGATGAGATGCTTGCGCTACTGAAAAGATCTACTGACAAATACAAAGACTACGCAATTTGGTATTAATATGAAAAAACACATTAGAATTTTAGACATGGACCATTTGAGTAAATTCAAAGATTTGATTTACTGCCCTTTAGATTTACCAGAACCTCCAGAAGTTGATATTAAAAGATTAACTGAGTGGATGATTGAAACAGATAATAACGCAACCAAAACTCTAATTAAAACAGGTACAGCTGATAAGCTAGGTTTACCAATTATTGGAAATGTGAAATCAGTTGAACAGCAGGAATATCCTTGGATTACAACATTTCCATATGTCAATTCAGGTGTTAATATTGGTTGGATGAATGGGTTTGATAAAAGATTTCCAGAACTTGTAGAATACATAAAATTATTCCCAGCAGACTTAGATGACTTATGGGGAGTGCAAGCATTAGCCCAAAAACAAGAAAAGACTGTATTTCCACATAGCGACCCAGAAGATTGGTTCGGGTTTAGATTTTACATAACTAAAAAAGAAAGAGCTCAGTTATATTTTCACCCATCGTTTGAACCTCTAGAAGAAAGAGTGCAAACTTGGAAAGTTAGACCAGATGGAAAAACAGAAAAGGTTGACTTATCAAAACAATATGATTTTAGTAAAAAACTTATTGTTAAACGAAACTCAGGTAAATATCCATTCATTTTGAATAGCGTCAGGGGAGTTCATGCTGTAGAAACTCACAATCAAGAAATTGGTGATAGAATTATCTTTTTCTTAGGATGGAAAAAATTTAATAATGACGCTTTATATAAATTGCTGGAATCCAGTGTTGAGAAATATAAGGACGAGTGTTTATGGAGATAAAAAAATTAAACCTTTTACATAAAAAAGAGATTGAAGAGATACTTAATCTAAGAGAAAAATCAGCCAAAGTTATAAAAGAAGAATCTCTAAATGAAAATTTATTAGAGACTTTTATTGAATGTTTAAGATTTGATTATAAGGGTAACGTCTTTGGTTATTATATTGAAGACAAATTACACAGCGTAATCCTAAACATTAAGTTGCAGGGGCAAAACTCTTGGTATATGGCGTATGTTACTTCAAGACCATCATCTCTTTGGATGAATAAGAATGGTATATTTAAATTGATGGAACACTCAGTAAAATATATGGAAGATAATGGATATCATCAATTTTATTACGCCAGACCGCTGTCTTATAGAATCTCAAAATATAGAATGAAAAGTGACATTCTATCAAGATATGATTTGTTTATTGAAGAAATTGTACCAAAAGGTAGATCATCGAAATATCATCTATTCTCATCAAACATATTTAATAACAGAGTAGCAAAAACTGATATTGTAATTGTAAATTGGGTACTTAGACAAGAGTATCGCAAATACCCAAATTGTGATGAATATATGGAAACAGTAATTAAAACATGGGAAGTTGGAAACTCTTAAATTTTACTAAACAGTTTTCCAAGATAACCTTCTACATCAATTTCCCACCATCTCTCAGTTAATATAAGTTTCCCTGGAGATGCATGGTGGTTATTATGCCATCCAAACCCCATTCCTAATAAACCCAATAATAAGTTATTTGTTGACTTGTCTTGGGTTTCATGGTTTCTATAGCCTGTGCCATGGCAAAAGTAATTAACTAATCCTAGCCTCATAAAGTCTAAGCAATAAGCTAGTGCATATAGGAACAAGTATACTGGGTTAATAACAGCCAGAATTATACAAAAACTGTATATGATAAAATAATGATACTTGTGAAAAAAAGATAAGAATGGATCTTTTGCGATTTGAACTGCCAATCTTTTAGCGAATCTTTCTTTCATATATTGTTTCTCATTATTTCCTTGCGGAAATGTCCAAGAATACATGGTGTACCAAATCCCCTTACCTGTATAGTGGGGATCATTTTCGCTGTCTGCTCTAATATGGTGTGTTTTATGTTGAATCATCCAATAGCTAATTGGACCAATACCACCAAGTGTTGAAAGAAATCCTAATACCCATTTGGTTGGTGTTGAACAAGTGAACTGTCCATGGGCGAAATATCTATGCGCTGCCACGCCATTACCAATAACCCCAATCAAAAACCAAATAACAAATAGAGTTATTAAATTGCTTGGAGCAAAGTAAAGACCAACAATACCAAGAATGTGTAATGGTAAGAAAACCAGAAAGAAGTTTTTTCCGAATGTCATGTTTTAATAACTCTAATGACTAATGAAGGAATATCCCACTCCCACCAGTTTTCCCAATTAGACCAAGCATAGGGTTTAGCATGGTGATTGTTATGCCATCCTTCACCCATTGTTATTAAATTAGCAATCCAAGAGTTTTTAGCTTGGTCATGTTTTAACTCGTGATTCACATATCCATGGATATGTGCAATAACAATGATGGCAGAGCTAGAATGCAAACATAAACTAGCTGGAATACAATAAGCAAATATAATCAACCATGGGTTAATTAGTGCCAGAATTATACAATATACTGCGATTATGTGGAAATAATACTTGTGACAATTTTTTTGAAATGCGTCTCGTCTCATATCTCTAACGAGCTTCATCTCGATACCATCATAATTCCAAAAGCCAAACCAAGCACGCCACCAACCTAATTGATATGGTGAATGTACATCGTTTGGTCTATCAGCTGCACGATGATGGTGTCGGTGAACAGCAACCCAAGCTAATGGGGATCCCACTGTGGTTAAAACTCCAATAACAGATAACACCTTTTCGATTATTGGATTTGTTTTAAATGATCTATGGGATAATAAGCGATGTAATCCAACATTAATTCCTAGAATACCAATAGTCCAGTAAGTGAATAATGCCACCAATAATAAAAAGTATGATGCCGTGGCGAATACGTACCACAACCCGATGGCAAATAGAATGTGATTTAAGACCTGCAAAGATCTCACTGCGTGATTATGAGATATACGCATAATATGGCTCCGTTATCCAAGATACTCTATGTATTTAGAAGGAATTACATCCCCATCAATTAACATATCATGTGGGTGTTTTTTGTTAAAAAATTCGTTTGGTGTCCAAGAATCAGTTTCTTGGTGATAATCAAACCAAGGACTAAAACCTAAAACTATATGAATCCGATCAATTATTCCAACTTTATCCGCAAACACACGATGGGGTTTATTAGTATCCCAAGAATATGCTTTACCAACCTCTAGATGCTTTGTTATCATAGTTGGAGATTGCGGTGATGGTCGAATTATTTTATCTTCAAGTTGGAACAGATAATTATCTGCAGTCTGAATTGGGATATTAAATCTAAGGTTTTCAAAAACAGTTTCGTCCCTATGCCAGAGATATGAGAACTTGGTTACATTAATATCATTTGAAGGAATTACGGAGATTCTTGATCGAATCAAAGAACATTTAAATGAATCGATGAATTCTTTAAACTCGCCGACATAAGTTACCGATGTTCGTTTATTGAATCCATATGTGTCATAATAAGAATTTTCTTTAAGTCCCAATGAATCTGACAATTCTTTTGAACCGTAGTATTGCTTTGAATTTGATATTTTACTCGAACCCAGTGTAGAGTATAGTGGATCTACATCATCAATCTTATCATTATAAACAAGGGAGATCGATTTATATGAGCGATTCTCACCTTCAGCTGTTCTAAATCCTTGTGGTGAATTTTCAGATAATATCTTTAGAATGTCTTGGTTAAAATTTTGTTTGATCTGAAACTCATAAATCTGCCTTTTATTTGCAGGTTTAATGCTATAGTTAACTTTGTATTGCTTATCTAGACGATGAAAAATCATAACTGTAATGAAAAATACCTTAGCGTTTCCACTAAGGTATTTATGCGGAGGTTTGGTTAATTATACAACGGCGATAGTTTTCTTAGCAAAACTTGTGTAGTTATAGAAATTGACTTTGAAGATAATTTCTTCACCAGCAACCAATCCTTCAGTGTTAATAGTGATCTCACTAGATTCACCATCTGCCAAAGATATTCTTTGTTTATTCGAAACACCCATTGAATTGTATAGAAACACTTCAATTTTATTGGATTTGTTCACAACCTTTTCCATAGAAACTGTAACAACTAGTGGTTGTCCAGCCTGAACAGTATCAGCAGAAGTGATAGTTACTTTAGGATAAGTAGCCATAAAGGATTGGCTGTATTGCTCATCACTAGTCTTCATAATAGGTGTATCGAGCACCTCAGATAAAGAAGCATCATATTCAGAAACTAAAGAAGGCTCGTCTATGCTGTCTGAAAAAGCGATTACAGTATTATCGCTAAATACATCAACATCATTAATTGGATCACAGCTGTAAATACCCATAACAACAGTATTATTCTCGTTTCTAACAGAGTGTTCTCTTTGTGGGATACTCTCTTTTCTTGTTTGAGTGACATCATACACAGCAATAATATCAGTTAGTTTACCATCTTTTTGCAAAATAGTGTATAACTGATGTGCTCTGGTTGGCAGTGGAAAATCAGTTTTTGTATACTCACGGCTATCTACCACTGTACTAATTAGGGTTTTAACTTCTGGGTCTTTTTCACCCTCAATAGGAGCCCAGTCAACATCACCAGTTACCAGTGACAGATCAATTTTGAATGAATTTGCATCCAATTTATAAAACTTAGCTTTGTACTTAACATTGGCTAGTGGTTGTACTCTTAGCATTGTCATCTGTGTCTCCTATTACTTACAAGCGCAATTGCACTGACACTGGCAGTTACAGTTACAGTTACAATTACAGTTTGTTCTGTAGTAACGTGTTAGACCCAAAGAAGGTGTTCCGTCTTGGACTTCAGGACGGATACCGTCGTTATATGCGGTGTTTCTAAACGCATCAATTCTATAATCGGTCAAGTATACGTTCAATGCCAAGTCAGCAGGGTCGCAGTTACAGTTACAGTTAACGTCGCAACGGCAATTGCAGTTAAATGTACAGTTAACAGATTCAGTAATATCTCTTCGTACTTCCCCAGTATATCCCCACATAACGCCATTTAAGTCAGCGCCAGAGGAAATCTTAAATCCAGTTGCAGCAATACCCATTTTATTTCTCCAGTTTTTCTAATCGAGCAGTTAGCTCATTTATAGTTCTTTGTTGCCCTTTTATAGCTTCGATTAGCAAACCAACTATGTTACCATAAGCCACAGTCTTAAATCCATTTTGATCTTCGCTAACTACTTGAGGAAGATGTTCTTCGATTTCTTGGGCGATAACGCCAATCTCAGCCTTACCGTTCTTAATATAAGAAACACCACGAAGGGAATTAACGAGCTCTACAGCATTATTTAGCGTTTTAACGTCTTGCTTAAGTCTTGCGTCTGAAGAAGTAGTAACTGTTGCGCCTGTAATGTCACCACTAGCAGTTAATGATGTAGCTGTGATAGCGCCAGCAGTTATACCAGAGAAAGTATTTGTAGTGCCAGCAAATGTGTTATTTCCAGCCAAAGTAGGAACATCGCTACCGCAGTTGATTGTTGGATTACCAGCGGCACCATCAGCGTTAGTAATTACGATTCTACCAGTAGTTCCAGCGATTGCTCTAACGACAGTTGTAGAGTCTCCATTCTTAGTAATGAAGCCCCTGTCAACTGTAGCCAAACCAGCGATAGAAGTTAGTTTATTATCGAAAGGTTGGACATCTGTACCAATTCGAACGCCAAGAGTTGAGCGAGCGGTAATCGCATCGGCATCTGCCATATGACCACGCATAAAAGAACTGGCAGTGTATAGGCTAGCTGTACCAGAACCTGTGAAATATGGAACTTTATCTGCAGCTGATGTAAGTCCAGCAAGAGCTTGTAGTTCAGTGTCATACGCTTGGACGTTTACACCAATTTCTAGACCTAAGTTAGTTCTCGCCCCTGCAGCAGTAGTAGAGCCAGTACCACCAGAACCAACAGCTAAAGTTGCTGTAAGAGCAGTAGCGGTAGAAGCATTACCAGCCAAGGTAGCAGTAATAGTACCAGCGGAGAAGTTACCGCTTGCATCACGACGAACGATTGTGTTTGCCGTATTTGCTGTATCTTGATTGTAGCCATCTAGTACGTCAGCGTCTAAGCCAGAACCAGCACCGTCAACAGTGAGAATTTTAGCTAGAACATCAGCTGCAGTGTAAGAAGCTGCAGTTAAACCAGTCTGTAATGCAGTACTAATATTACTAAAGTTAGCATCAACTTCGGCGTTAGTTAAGGGACTACCTTTGGTAGTTCTTAACGTAATTGAAGGTGCTGAAATGTTTGCCATTTATGATCCTTTTGTCAACTTTTATTAACGAGTTGTACAAGTAGGTTTTTTATGTCTTGTAACTCATTCTTTATATTATTTATCTCAAGAGTATGTTGAGATATTGTGTTTTCACGCTGTTCCGCCTTTCGGCGGGTTTCCAAATACCTGTCGTATTCTGTTTTATCTGTGTTAATGATGGCTCCTGTCGAGACGTCTCGAACTAAACCTTCATGTCCTTGAACTTTTAGATAATCCATTTTATGGGCAAGCAATAATTCTCAAATCTTTGATTAGAGGAACAGCGGAAGTATTTGTAGATTTCATAACAATTTTAACAACTATACTATCAAAAGCTGCCATATTTGTTAATGTGTAAGTCACATCTGAGAATACTGGATTTCCAACGGCAATCTTAGGTAGAGTTGAGTCTGGGCTCAATAACGTATATTTAGTTGTAGCTAATTGCTTTGAATCGCCGATACAAGTCTTGTAGTAAACCTGAACATCTGCCTCAGACGGAATACTTGCCGCAAAACTCAAACGCAGGTAAGTCGATGGATTTGCAAACTTAACTGGGTTAGTTACATACTTGCTTAGAGTAGAACTTCCTTCTGGGCTGATATCGTCGGAGAACAATTCTTTTACCGCTACGTAGATCGATGAAGATGTAACAGTTTCTACTGTGAATACGTTTCCAACAGTAGAATCTACATAAACAGTTCCTGTAGTTCCGTCATCACTATAACCAGTAACAAGCCATGTGCCATTATTAGCGGTGTTACTTGATCCACCAGTTATAATGTATCTTCCGATACCGAGACCAGCCATCAAACCTCTAACAGTAGAGTTTGTAGAAGTTATAGAACACGCACTTCCTACATATTGCAGGGTAGCAGTTCCGTTAGTTGCAGTACCATATGTATGAGTTGGTGCACTAGTGCTTGCAGTTCCTGCCACAGTACATAGGTATAGTCTATTTGCATAGTAGTATTGGGTTCCAGCACTTAGCGACTGAGACCCACTCAATGTTAGCAATGTACCAGTAATAGCATAGTTGTAAGTGCCACCTGCGACGCTCACAGAGACGCCAGCATTTGGAACACCAGTGATAGTTCCTGCAGCACCTGCGAACATTAACTTAATATCAAGAGCAGGTACGTTTGTGTTATTCTCTGTTGGGGAGTTCAACTTATTAGAAACAGCGATCATACTTGCACGAGCAGTGTCGATAACTGGAGAAACTGCATCATTAGTAGTAGAGATCAGCGCACTGAACACAACAGATTTGTTACCACCCATTGATGTGTTTTCGTTAATCTCAGAAGCAACAACCTTTGGAGCAATAAAGTAGTTATTCTGCTTAATCAAGCATGGTGTCATTGCTGTGTCTGCAACATAAGCAGTCTGTGTACCATCTGCAGAAGAACCAGAAGTTCCCATAAAGTAGAAACTAGACTTTGTGTCAGAGAAATTCTGCATCTGAATAGATGGATTAATCACATCGAACATAAAGTTTCTAGTTGCGTAGACTGCTGATCCGCCACCGTAACCACTAGAAGTTGCAGAACTGATAGTGCTAATAGTGTAGCAGTTAGGGTCTACGTTAGAGATAACCTTCGTTCCATTCAACTCTGATGATGGAATTCCATTAACTGCAGCTGTAACGCCTTTGATATTTACAGAAGAACCACTGGTCATACCATGGTCATAATGCCACACACGAACTAGGTTAGAACCAGTTGTTGTTTGGAATGGATCACTGTCGATATTCTGATATGGGTTTACGTTATTAACGAATTGGACGTTACCAACCACGCTAGTGTCAAACTTCGCACGATAGATTGTAAACTTAATATCTTGGTTTTGATCTGGAGTCCAAGTAGATGCGTTCTGAGACTTGAACATCACGCCAGCATATGGCTGTTGAGAGATTGTTCTTCCAGAAGTTCCAGGAATCTCATCGCCCATGTTAGAAATCCAAACCTTGTAGTTATTAGAGTCAGATTGTAGTACGAAACAATATTCACCATTATCTTGTACGTACACTGGAGTCTCAAAGTTGAAACGTGTGGGTGTATCATAAGATGGGTATTGTGCACCAGAACCATCAGTCAAAGTCACAGTATTAGTAGAAATGTTAACTTTCGTTGCGTCTAGAGTAACACGGCTGAATGGAAGAACAGTTTTACCTGGAGTACCGTTAACCATTTCACGAATCTCTAAGGTAACTGGAATACGATCGTCTTTAGTTGCAAAGAAGATGTCAATGCCAGTTAGGAATGCACCACCTTTTTGCTGAACCAAGAATGACTGTGCAAGTGGGTCATACCAACCTGTGTCAGAAACAACACGGCTAGAAGTTTGATAGATTGTCTGGCGTGCAGCAGGATCATCGTTAGGACCAATAACTTCTTTGACAAGTTCTGCATTACGAACAGAATTCACTGTAGCTTGTTTAGTATCTAAAACACCTTCAGCACGATAGATACCACGACCACGACTAGTCCATTGACCAGTAGAAGTGGCAGCATCAATCAACTTTAACTCACGAGATCCTGTGCGGAATCGAGCAGAATCTGTGTTAGGAATGTTGAAGATAAAGTTTAGCTGACCTTGTTTATTTGTAACAAGTGTAGACGGTGTTGTGATAGAAACAACTTTTCCGATAGCACCAGAGATAGAGCCACTAAAAGTTTGATCTGCGGTGAATGTGCCAATCACGTTGGCTAATTCTAGAATCCTAGCACCATTATCTGGATCTACAGAAATGCCGACAACAACAGCAGAACCAGAGCTATCTGATGTAGTGATAACATCACCACGTGTCAAACATATTTGAGAATCTCCGTTAATTCTACGCTTTGTTTCTGAAGAAGATCCACCAACATTGGTTGTAACATCAAATGTTCCAGAAGTGGCGGTGTAAACTAATTTAGTTGCTGGAGTTACGTATGCGTTAACGTCTACATCATCGAAGTATGCATAGAATCTAGTAGAAGGTTTCAAACCAGTTGTCTGTACAAGAATGTTTCTTGAACGAATGTAAGGAATGATAGCAGTAGAAACTGTTCTGTCGGCTACTTGTTCGTAATCAGTTTTAACTGCTAAACTCGTTCTAACGCCAGTGCGTGATTGTCCGATAGCAGTAGCAAAATTCTCTATTGTTACTTGTCTACGAGGACCATTACCGAATCTGTCTACAATCTCAGAACGTGTTAGATCACGAGTTCCTTGGCTAATTGGCTTGCCGATCCACTCTGTCTGCCAAGAATTCCAAACAGTCGCCATACCACTATCATTGATGACACCAGATCGAGTAGCTAGATCTTTAATCAAGTTATAGTTACCCTCAACCTGTTGTACAATGTCTGGCAATCTAGTTGTCTCAAACCAATCATCACTAGGAGGATTGATACTTACATTACCCAAAAATGTAAAGATTGCGAATGGGTTGATATTTTCTAAGCGAGAAGCATATTCCTGTTTAATTAAAACAGGGGTGTCAATAATAGGTAAGGTGATGATATCACCGTTGATCTTATAGTTAGAAGCTGCTCTTTGAGAATCATTTGAGTTCTTCTCGATCAAGTCTACGTTGTACATTGTGTGATATGGACGAAGCTGGTTGTTCTCCATATCGATAGAGCAGTAGTAATCTTTAGACTTTGGGTTACCTATGTTATTACCACTAAAGTTGTCAACAACGAATCCATTCTTCATTCTGTCCAAACCAGTGTTAGAATCAGTCAACTTTAGAGACTGAGTTTCTTGTTCTAGTAATGACAGAGATGTATAGTATTCTAGATTGTTAATACGTGATTCAAGTTTACCGATATCACGCATTGTGTATCGTTTATTTTCTACTTTATTGACAAGAATGCTAGTAGAAGTAGTAGTGAATGTATATGGCTGTAGTGTTAGGTTATACAATACCATACCCAGTGCAGGATCTTGTGGTTCTCCTGGTGTTATAGAAGGAACACCACGAACACCAAACATCTTACCATTAAAGTCGATAGCAACTTTATCTTTACGGCTCAAATAGTAGCTGTAGTCAGAAGACAGATTCTCACCACGTTTTGGAACTGCAGGAACAGTAGCACCAGTGCCGACGAACACTCTATTGCCGCTGTAAGATCTGTTCGCAAGGCGTGGACGGAAGTCGACTGCATCACGCAATGACTCAGGAATCTGAGTATAATCGATACCAGAGTAAGAGTTAACATCGAAGTAATCGCCAACACCATGCTCGAAATACTCATATGTTACCATAAATGGTGCAGATGGTAGAGTGAACGATGGTCTTAGAACTAGTCTACCCCAATCGTAGTGAGTGCTTCTTTGCCCGTTATCTATCTCAAAACGCTCAGAGATGTCTAGTGTATATGCGTTTGCTGGTGGAGTTGTTCCAAAAGCATATCCTGGAGCCATATTGATGCTGATTACTCGGAAAATATCAGGTTTATCCAAGTAAACGATTGCTTGTTGGGCAGCAGCCTGTGTTGTAAACGATTCAGTTGCTAGAGTTAGAGTCTTAGTTTTCTCGTAACCAGAACCCTTACGCTGAACTGCTGCAATAACAGTCATATTGTGACCAGAGTTTGCAGCTGGTAATGTAATAGTAACAGTAGAAGCAACTGGGGAAATACTTACTGGAGTTACAATAGCACCACCACCCGCTGAGTCGTTATCAACAACAATGTAGTTTGTAACACCAGAAGCTGGCATAAATGTACCAGAAGTGCTCAAAGACAGAGTTGTTCCAGAAGCATTCTGGTTAAACTTTTGATAGCAGATATATTGTGTATTGTTAGTACCACCTGTACCTGCAGAACGCATAGAACGAACAGCATAGTTAGCTAGTGGGAAAACGAGGCTAGAGTTTTGCGCTTCTAGTGTTTGAGTTGTTACTAGAGAGTAAGCCTTACCAGTAAATGTTCCAGTGTTGAGAGTGATAGCATTCTGAGAAGAAGGTGTAGCTGTTACACGATACAAAACGCCATCAACAGAAATATAATCACCAGCAACTAGATCTGTCTGGAAAGAAGTTCCAGTACCAGTAACAGTACCAGCAGAAGCAGTAATAGAACCGACTTTTGCAGTTAGTACTGGGTTAATATCTGCAGAGAATGACAGTCTAGTGTTACTAGACACGTTATAGTAGAATGACTTTACGTTTCTACCGAAATCTTTACCAGCGCTCATTTGGATATCAAACAAACCTAGTTTGTAAATAGCACCAGATCCAGAAGCAGAACCACCAGCCCATTCAATAAAACGAACACGTGCAGTACCGATTTGGCTACCTACACCAGTACCAACAGAAGTACCAGTTACCTGATCTCTTAGAGAAATGGTATCTAGAGTATCTAGCGGTGGTAGGTTGTTTACGTTTGTTACTAGAACATAGTTACCAACAGTAGGTTGTGTAATAGATCCTGTTTGTTGGTCATAATCACGTGCCTTTTCTACTGTAACATAAGTTGTAGAATCTTTCTCAATCTCATAACCACGAACATACGCCTTTCCTGGCTCTAGTCCAATCGCTAATTTAGTTTCGTCTCCACCTTGTGCTGGTGTATAGATACCACGATTGTAAACTGGGCTTGTTGTGTATTCCCACTTGATACCAGTAGAACCTGGACCATCATACCCATATCCACTAGTGTGGGTAGGTGCAGTAGTCACAGAAGAACCAGAGTTTTTAGCTACGTAAGTGTTACCACCGTTTGTTACAACATCACCGTAAATATACGCAGTGTTTTGTAACCATTGACCACGGTTGTTGTTTCTATGTTCTCTAATGTCAATAGCAAACTCACGGACTGTATAATCACCAGACTCGTCGTAAGTTCTGCGTGCTAGTTCATCTCCTAGCTTAGAATATTCTGTTGTATCTACTACAGTTTTAATCTTACCAGAATCAACACGAATCAATTCAATAAAGTTTAAATCCGATGTGCTAGTTGTTGGTAGCTTAGTAAGAATTAGCTCGATATAGTAACGATGTGCGCCTGGAGCAGCAAAGTTGTAGCTATTCTGTGCGTTATCTAGTAGGGTTTCGTCTTGTTCTGGGGTAACAACACCCTCGTTGACCAAAAGACCGATTCTATATGATGGTGTTGCAGAGTACTTATCAAGAACGATTGCTTGTTCTTCTACTAGACAAAAGTGTTCATTAACGTAGTAGACACCACGTTGAATTTTAGCCAAAGATCCCTTTCCTGTAGCATCTGTAGATGCAGCTTGGAAGTAATAGATCCCGTCATCAGTGTGGATAATTTCGTTGTTCGAAAATTTCTTAGTAACATTATCAGTAGCTGAACTTGTGTAACGAACATAAAGAGTTGTTGGATCAGTTCCTTCAGCATCTTGTGCAAGCACGACAGTTGCTGTTACGCCGCTGCTACCGACAATAGTTGCGCCTTGTAGTTGCGATAAGAAAGTTTGAACAGCAACGCCATTATAACTTACCTGTAATTTAACGTAGTCTGCACCACCTCCAGGTTGCGTAGATGTTTCAACAGAGCACTGTCCAGGGATAACCATTGCACCCTGTTTAAAGATCGCATCTCCGTGGCGAGCGATCTGTTTCTGCAGAATACTCTGCATTTGAGTAAGTTCACGAGCCTGTACAGCGAATGACGGACGATAAAGAATACGATAGAATTTTTTATTCTCGTCGTAATCGTCGTTATACGGTTCGGTATTAAAATCGATCATTCTTTTTACTCTTCTAAGTTATTTTTTATTTATTAGAACTTAATAACAGTTCTTAATGTAACAGTTTGATCAGCTGTTGGTGTGAACGCTTGTTTATTGTCGATAAACAACAGATGACCAGAATATTTATCTGCAGTTGGCGCAGTTACTCCAGCAGCAGAGAATGTTACGGCATTTGGATTCAAGAAAATAGCACCAACTGGGGGTACAGCGTTGTCTAACGATTGAACCAACATACCAGTAGTAGTTTTAGAAACGATTCTAAAACGTGGACCGTTAGCGTCGCCTAGTCTAATTAACATATCTGGAGTGAACGATTCAGAAACAGATCCAATTAGAACATAGCATGCAGAAGCTAAAGAAGATTTAAGGTTTCCATAAGAACCGAACTGTCTTGGGTTTTTAATGATTCCTAGCTGACGGAAGTCATTGTTTACATCAAATCCCTGATTTGTGTCTTTTGAGATATTAGTATAAAACATCAAAGTTCTTGCATATGCGCCGACGATAGGATCTCTACCGTGACCACCATAAGGAGACATAATAGCTCTAACTTTAGCACCAAACCCTGATCCACCAACGGTTACAGAAGCCCAACGATAGTTTTGTCCATAACTATCGACAACAATTTTTGTAATAGCACCACCCTGAACGATTGCATGTGCAGCTGCGCCAGTACCATCACCTGTTATAGTGATTGCTGGGTCATTACCATATCCGTATCCTCCTGACACCACATCATAAGCCATAATTCTTCCATCTACTGTAAGAAGTTCAGTATTAGCTTGAAGTGTGTTTACGTCTCCAGGGGATAGATCTGCTCTAAGAGAAGCGCTATTGCCGTCTCCAGTAACATTTATGTTTGCGTATGTATAACCAGTACCACCGTCGTCGATCTGAACGCTTACAATTTGGCCATTAGAAATAATAGGAATAAGTTTAGCTTCAGACTTAACGCCGACAAAATATGCCTTAGCGCCAGATCCACCAGAAACTGCTTGAATAGTGATTGCAGGAAGTGATGAATAACCAGATCCGTATTTTAGAGATGCTGTGCCAGTAGCTGGTGTTCCAACATATGTTAGGGTAGCAGTTCCGTTCGATGCAGCACCACTAGTATGAGAAGGTGCAGTAGAACCTGTAGTTCCTGCTGTCGTAACTGTATACAGTCTGTTAGCATAATAGATTTGCTGTCCTACTGTATAAGCAGTAGAAGCTGTCCATTGTGTCCCAAAAATTACAGTTGGGACACTAGTGAATGAGTTGCCTGAGTCTAAAACACTTACTTTGGCAACACCAGTTCCACGCATAACAGTGGCACCAACAAAGCCGCTACCCCCGCCACCAGAAACTGTTACTGTAGGTGCAGAGGTGTAACCAGATCCAGGGTTAGTGATAAGAATATCGTAAATAGATCCACTTAGGGTAATGCCAGTCACAACACCACCACTAGTTACAACAGTTCCTGTTGCACGAGTACCGATATACTTTAGTGCAGCAGTCCCGTTAGAAACAATACCAGATTTGTGTGTTGGTGCTGGAGAAGCCATAGTACCAGAGATTGTGGCTTCGTACAAGTTGTTATTATACTCTACTTTTTGCCCTGCTAGAATTGCAACTGCATTAGCCCACTGGTTAGCGCCAGCGAAGGGAGGGTCAATAACACAGGTTGCCCCGCTAGTATAACCAGTTCCTGGTGCAGAAATCTGTACGTTCTGAAGCACTAGTGGATCTGATGCTCTGTATCCGTCGCCAGATACAATAATGTTAGCGTATGTATAATTTTGCCCGCTGCTCTCTAAAACTATGTTTAGAATCTCACCACCAGAATAAAACTGCCCACGTAGTGAGTTAACTACAGGCATATAAACGTCTGTGAGGAATTTGTTTCGCAACGCAATAGGAATACTATACAAGTATTTCCACATATATCCATCTGGCATAATTACAGGGTCTACGACTGTACCAATGGGTTTGTAAGTAGAAATTGAATTATTGTTATTATCAAGACACTTGTAGACGTTAAACTCGTCTGTCATGACCATACACTTAATGTCTTCTACCCTCTGCGCACCAGAATATGCGATATTAACATTAGCTGTTGCACGAGCACCTTCACCACCACCGCCAGAAATAGTTACTGTAGGCGCAGAAGTATAACCACGACCTCTATTCACGATATCGATAGAAGTTACAACTCCATCAGTAACAGTAGGAACAGCGACAGCGCCAGTACCACCACCGCCAGAAATAGTTACTGATGGTGGATCGGAGTACCCGTATCCACCAGAAATTAAGTTAATACCTTGAACTTCATCACTATACTGGTCGTCATACATATCCCAAACTTGACCAGAAACCCAGTCAACACGATTGACAACGAAAGCAACGTCGGTAGATTTAATTTCTTTTAAAGTAATAATTTCGTTACGTGTTGCTTCCTCATAGGCAAAACTATCAACAGGATATGGAGGTGACGCTTCGTCATCCCAGTTTAAAGTTCTGCCTAAGAAGTAATAATATCTCGCATTTCTATTCTGAATCTCGTCGTATAACGCCTGAGCAATAGAATTATGAAGTGGAGACTTCAATAGAGATGAAGTTGTAGCCATTTATAGCCCTAAAAATTAACTTACTGTAATAACCCAAGTAATAGCAATAGAGTCACCAGCAGCTTTGTTAACGACTGGGAATGTAGTGCGGCAAAGCATTGTACCAGCAGTAACTGCGTTGAAAATACCCGCTTCAGTGATAGGACCAGTACCAGTACCTGCTGGGAATGTAGCAGTTGCAGTAACTTGGTTTGCTGAAGAAGAGAAAGAAGCCAACGCAACACGTCCTGCTTCAACTAGCAGAGTAGTTTGCGCTACAGCTGGAGTTGTAGAGCTAGTACCAATAGCCATGTGACTCATAACTGTTGGAATAGATGTACCCTGCATACGTGCTGCGATATATGTTTTACCAGAAGTAACGACCAAGTTTTTGATCTGGCGTTCTTCTTTTAAAGTACCGTCTTCAGCAAAAAGTTTGATGCTTACATCACCAGTAACCTTTAAATAATTTTCTTGAAGTTCCATAAAAATCTCCTATTCGTTTAATTAACCCGAGAATGTGATTGGGTTGCCAACATACAACCCACCATCATTCAAGAACCAACCAGCCTCTGCGTATGGGTTTACGTCGATAGTACCACCACTATCTGTGGGGCTGGCTACGTTAGTATCTGCCGTAACTCCGTCGTTTAATAATACGCCGATTGTTTTGGTTGAAGAAAATGCGGGTGTCGTTCTATTTAGGTCGGTTGCGCTAGAAGCATCCGTATCCAAAAGTGTTACATCTTCAGTATCTGTTGTTACACCATCATTAATATAGTGTCCAGCAGAAAGTGTTTTTGAGATAGAGAATACATCTACACCAGTTCTAACCAAAGAACCGTATCCATAACCGATGGCATTTTCAATTATTTGTGTTGTTTCGGTATCAAATGCGCCATCAAAGTTTAAGTGTGTATTGACTCCATCTACATAACCCAAGTTCTTAGATTGAACAAAATATGGGTTAGTTCTTGTGCTTAGAGAACCATTTTCATCTGATGTAAAAACAGACTCGGAATCTGTCGTGATTCCATCATTAATAACGTGATTGACGTTAAATACTTTGGTGACATCTAGATACGGCATCGTTCTAGCGCTAGTCTGAACATCCCCACCATCAGAAAGTGATATCTGATGTAATTCTGCTACGCCATCGAAGTTTAAAGACGTATTACTAATTGGTTTAGTGATGCTAAGATAAGGCATCGTTCTAGTTCCATCCAGAGCAATACCTATTTCTTGCATTGTTACATAGTTACCCTCGACAA